GCTGACTAACGCGAAACAGTTTCAGCGGAAGTTGCGGATGTCCTCTTTGCTCCATTTGCTCTCCCCACTTTTTCTCGCGTGATTTGCAAGCGCATCGACACGCTCGTTTCTGATGACGCCGGAATGCCCCTTCACCTTGACGAAGTCAAGAAGACGGAACTCCCGGTGGTGCGTGATCAAGTCGATCCCTAGCTTCACGAGGCTGAGATTCTTGACCTCACTCCCGTTCGATGTTCGCCAGCCATCAGCTTCCCACTGCTTGCTCCAGACGGTCAGCGCACCGATGGCGTAGGCACTGTCAGTGACGATGACAGTGGGTCTAGTGTGAGCCTCGCTCGCCGGAATGAACTGAAGTGCGCGGACAATTGCCATGATCTCCATCTGGTTATTACTGACTCCATCAACGAATCCATATCTCGTGACACTACCATCGCGGAACTTGCAATGGAACGACCACCCTCCGCGACCGTTTGGGTTCGGGTAGGCTGATCCATCTGTGTAGATCGTGATCGTCTCAGGATCGTCTAGGTCAATCATGGCACTAAAAGGGACAACCCCTCCGCCCTTCGCTTGCGCTGAGACGGAGAGGTTGCACTGGGTTGCGGAACTTCACTGGCGGAGGCAGGTTGGTCACTCGGACATCGCCATCCACTCATTGAGGATGTGGAGGACACACGCGGAGTCGTCCTGATCGTCGCCGATGACGGCACGAGCCTTGTCGATGGCTTCCTTGACGACGTTGTCCTGATCTTCGAAGAAGCGGAACTTGCGGGTCACCATCTGAGCGGTCTGGCGATTGCCGTGAACCTTTCCGCCAGCCTCGACAATGGACTTGGTGATCTCGGCCTTGAGATCGGAGGTGGAAGCCTCACGAGCGTAGTCGAGCCACTCTTCGACGTTCGACTCATCGAGGTCGAGCGGGAGAAGTTCGCGGAGCTTGGTCCAGCCGATCTTGGCGATCTTGGCTTCGGTGGTGATCTGCGAGAACTTCTCGTAGAGATTGACGAAGTAGTCAGCCTTGCGAGCGGCGATACCGAGGGTGTCCTCGACGTAGGCATTGAAGCCCTTCAAGCCAGCCTCATAAGCGGCAAGCACGTTGCCCTCCTCGTCCTGCTCATCGCTCTCGATAGCCGTATGGCTGTCGTTGCGCTTGATGTAGGCAAGCACACCACCGAGGGTGAAGACGGTCTTCTCAGACGCCTCAGCGAGTTCGGTAGCCGCAGCAATGGCGTCACCACCGTGCTGCTCAAGCGCAGCCTTGACCGATGCGGTGGTCTTGAACTTGGGAAGCGGGGCGACTTCCTCCAGCACGACCTTAGCAGTCTTCGCCGTCTTCTTGGTCGTAGCCTTCGGCTCGGCCTTGGTCTTGGTCTTGGTCTTGGTCTTGGGAGCCTCCTCGACCTCCTCGACGGTCTCAACGACCTCGACAGCCTTGGTCTTGGTCTTGGTCTTGGTCTTCGCCTCCTTGGGCGCTTCCTCCTCGATGGCGGAGAACTCGGTGTCGTAGAGACTGTCCTGAGTCCCGTCCTGATCTTGGACGGCATACGTCCCCTCATCGGGGTCATAGCCCATAATGGTGACGGTAGTGCCGACTTCCAGCGCACCGTCGTATTCTTTGCTTCCAATGAACTCAACTTGAGTTCCGGTCTTGATGGTCTTTGCCATAGGTAGTTATGTTTGGGTTAGTTTGGGTGTGTTGCCGATTTCGGATTCACGATGAGCAGTATAACGTGCCTTTTTTCCTTTGCAAGCGATTTTGAGCTAAAAAATTGCACGGCGTGCAAAAATCATCCCTTTTCCTTGGTTTGACGGGATCTAGGGGCGGAAACTATTTTCAGCGCACCGTCGCGCATGGCTCTCTCGGCTGCGGTTTTTCGGTCATGGCAGGGTCCGCAAAGTGCTTGCCAGCCATCCGCCTCGCAGAACATGCGGGAGATGTAGGAGTCCCATCCAACGAACCCCTCCACCGGATCAATGACGGGAAGGATGTGGTCCGCTTTCATGTCACCCTTCGGAAAGAGTTCAGCGCAGGAGGTGCAACGGTGCAGCTTGCACATACGCCCCGTCCTCGGATTTGGACCAAGGCGAACGAACGCCTTGTCGATGCACGCCCATTTCGGTCCCCACCTAAGAGTCGCAGAACGTAAGGCTGAGACGATGAAGGAGCGAAACCTCGCACGCGTCCACTGCCCCCCGCAATGCGGTCGCTGGAGGTCAGTCCGCACGCGCCCACTCTTCTTGATCGCCTTCCTCATCGTCGTCGTCGTCAAGAATTTCGAGAAAAACATCCGACACACTCTGGACAGCTTTTAGCCCTTGTTGAGGTGGGCGAAGAGCACGCGTCAAGTCTGTCAGGCAGAACCTAGCACCCACCAGATTTGTGCGCTTCAACCCATTCCGCTCGCTTAGAAGCAAGTTCGAAGAGATCATCAATGCGAGCAGCAAGGTGGTCATCAATCGTAACGTGGAACTCCTTGTAGGGCTTCGGATGAAAGTCCTTGCACGCGTAGAATATGGACACGGTATCGTCTGGAGTAAAGCCGTTCTCCCCGAGTAAGCGATGGTAACATGCCGCTTGAAGAACGTGATGCGCTACGGGTGCTGCCAGTTCCTTGTATTGAGTGACGTTCATCGACTTGATCTCGATAACCCTGACTGCTCCGTTATCGGGTCTACTATAGAGTAGGTCGGGATTGCCAACGACTTTTCGAACATCATCCCGTAGCGTAAACTCACCGTAGCGATTGGCGCGTTCTCCGCAGGTTCCACAAAGGCTTCTGGGCATGTCTCCTCGTCTGGTTAGCTGTCCGCACTTGCATGACCACTCACCTATGACGCCTTCGCCTCTAGTCCCCTCAACGAACTGAGAACGGACATGCGACTCTACGGCTCGACCGATAGCCCAGATGATTCGTTCAGCCGCCATTACCTTGCGCATTCGGGGACTTGCCCCAACTTGCCTACCTGAGAAGGCGAGACTCTCCTTCCGCGCACAATAGTCGATCAGCCCACTGACATGGATGTATTCGGACCCCGTTCGGAACTCCTCTGGTGCGCTATCCATAGACATCACTGTCTTGATGAAGTGGTCGTCACTGAAGTCGTCATGCCCAACCTCATCCTGACTTCGGCTCCTGCGACGAAAGGAAGCTACGGGTAATTCTTCTTCGGCTCGTTTCTGCTCGGTAGTTTCAAGCATCCTCGCCATTCGCTTTATCGCACTCATTTGTTGTCTGTTTGATTTGTAATTAGGTCAAGAACCCAAGTCGGCGTAATGGCGACTTCGCAAGCCTTGACCCCATTGTCGTTAAACTCAACTATGAGCACAGGCATTTCTCCGTGACACATGGCTGCTGTTTCAACCTTCTCAATCATCTCACGGGTCACCGAGAACGATTGCTTGTTAGTGGTCTTGGCTTCGATTCTGCACACTCGGTGAAGGCGAACGTCTCCCTTCTCCTTACCAGAACCTGATCCGCGAACGGTGTTTCCACCTACCCGCTTTGCGAGTTCCCTCTCCTGCCGTGGAGCGCGAGCGTGTGAACTTAGACCACCACCCTTACCCTTGATTCTCTTAGGAACTTGCATATCAGAAAGGATCGTTACCTTGCGGCTCAGTGCAGACCAACTCAGAGTCGTCCACCCAATCGCAGTATGGCTCAAGCGAGTAGCCCTTCCGCATAAGCAGTTCGCGCCGATACTCGTAGTTGCGCCGTTCCTTGTTGCCCTTCGCGATGTTCTCACTCAAGGGTATGACGCGTAAGTTACCGACAGTATACCCGAGGCACGGGTCGATGCGGTCGATGTGAAAGCACCCTACCCTAGTCCCCTTCTCCTCCATGTAGGGAGTATCCCCTACCATCAAGGCGAAGTCATCGAAACTGAGTTCGAACGGAAGCCTACGCTTCCTCGCACTGTCGCGAAGATTAGCGTAAGCCGCACGGGCTGGGTTCCTCGCTCTCCATAACTGCATGTAGTGTTTCTGGCAGAGAGCGCGGTTACCATCCCTGAGCGCGTTGAAGCAGTGGGCGACCATGCAAGTCCTAGCTATCAATCGCTGGCGGAATCTGAAGAACTCTTCCTGCTTGATTTCCAGTTCTGACATATCAGTAGGATTAGGCTTCTTCTCGGTTGAGTCTAACCAACCTGCCGCCATTCCCTACTAGATAACCATCTGGAGGAAGTGCCTCAAGATTCTTAGAGACACGTTGCTCTGCGATGATGGATCGTTGAAGCGTGATGAGTTCCTCTGGATTATCGTGCAGGAACTGTCGGATGTCTTCCAACTTCGGGAACTTGGTGAACGCCTTCTCTCGACGCTCTCCGCTCTTAGTGTTCTCGACATAGCCTCGCTTCTCAGTCAGCAGTGAGAAGTTTCCTCCGCCTCCACGAATGAAGCCGAACTTCTTTGCGAAAGTCACGGTCGTGTCCACACTATCCACGCACCCCTGATTGACCTTGCCCTTCGGATTAAGGGCGAGATCGAATGCGCCTGAGTTGATAGAAGACCCGTGCTTCCGCTTCTCAATCTCGAAAGCCTGTTCGTTGTAGTCTGGGACCACGTTTTCGAACTCGTCTTTGCCTTCGACTTGTTTCGTGAGTTTGAGCCAGACCTTCGTTGTCGGAACGTGGTTGATCTGAAACCCACCGGGAAGATGTCTTGGAGATCCTAGCACGAACCCAACCTTGTTTCGAATCTGATTGATGTTCCAGATGGTGACGTAGTGGTCCTTGCGCCTCTCGGAGTTGATCCTCGTTGTAATCTTAGAGCACATCTTCCCCATGAGGCGAGCGAGAGCCGCCATCGTGTCATCCTCAGCAGAGTTCTCCAACACTTTCATAGGAGCGCACGCAGGGATCGAGTCGAGGACAATCAAGCCGACGCTAGGTCTCTGAACCATGTCCTCAAGAATGTCCACAGCTTGCTCTCCGTATTCTGGACGAGCCACGATAATACGCGTGGTGTCAACGCCGATCATCCTCGCCCACTCCTCGTCGTAGAGTCCCTCTGCGTCAATCCACACGACATACTTATCCGTGTGCTTGCGCTGGAACTCGCGGACACCGTTGAGGAAGATGGTGCTCTTTGCCGTGGAGTGATACCCGTAGGTCATTGATACGAACCCCTGCGGCCAACCTCCGAGAAGCGCGAAGTCGAGGATGAAGATACCTGTCGGAATGACGTTGAACTTCACAGTGGCTCCCGGTCGCATGAGAATGCCTTCTCCGTGCGCCTTATCAAAATCGGCGAACGACGCTTGAAGGTCCGGTGGAAGCTGACTGTTCGATCCCTTTGCAGCAGTGGAACCAGCCGATGGTTCCTTGCGCGTATTACCCTGTGCTCTTTGTCTAACTTTCATAGTTGTGTGTTTGTTGGTTTTGCACGCTCGTGCAAATCTGTTTAGTCTTGGTCGCTGATTGCTTTCTCGTATTCCTCGTCTAGGAACTCGTTGACGAGCTTAGACGCACGAACGTGCGCTCGTCTGACATCATCGTCATGCGGAAGGCATGGCAGTGAAACATGGACGTTCAGCTTTACCGAGTTGTAGTCGCCCATGTTCTTGGTCAGTCCCTGAGATACGGAAACGTAGGCAGGGTTTGGGCAGTTGATTTCATCCTCGAAATCACGAGTCTCAGAAACCTCCTCTCCCCTCTCTGCTCCACGGTTCTGTTGTCGTGAGGTCGTCACGGTTCCTCGACCCGTAGCTCGTTGGACTTTGCTTCTTACTTTTGGTGGTGTAGTTGCCATTGGTATTGTGTGTATTGTTTACTGAAGGCCATCGAAGATGGCGAAAAGTTGCTCAGTAACCTCCGCGTCAGTTGGGCGAAAGGAGGCGCGACCTGCTAGACCGCTATGTAAGCACTGGGACAGAGCGTTCGCTTCTTTGATAGTGAAGACTCGCTTTCCGCACTTGGACCTTTTGTTTGGACAAGGGAATTTCTCGGACCTGATCCATGCGTTTAGAATCTTAGCGGTGACGTTTAGGAACGTAGCCATCTGCTCTACGGAAAGCGTAGCTACCGTGATGATAGACTCATCCTCAGTCCACATCTTCTTGCCAGTAGCATACTGTGAGGCTTGACCGGAGTTACCGCCGATTTGCTTGGTAGATCCTCCAGTTACCTCACGATACTTCTCACGCTCACGCTCGATAATCTTAGCTCGATACTCAGGGTCTGAATTATAACGTGCCTTTCGAACTTCGTTATATTTCTGGTGATACTTACGCTGACGCTCTTTGCGCTTCAGCACAGCATCGGGGTCTGGACGACGACCCCTCTTACTCGGTTCTTTTTTCATGTTAGGTTGCTTATCTGATTTCATGTATAGTTACTCCTCCGACTTTGTGAAGGCTCCGCAACCTTGCCGCAGTGAACTGATAGAGGAAGGTGAACACACTGTTCGGCCTGATCCCCGTATCTTTGATACTGATCCATTCCGCTTGACTCTTGCCGGGATACACACGGCGAGCGCGACCAACAGCTTGTCGAACGTCGGAGACAGGCAGTGCTTCTATACCAAAGGTGATGCGCGGGATGTCTACCCCTTCCTTCATCATCGAGTAGGTGGCGAAGATGACCTTCGCGTCCTGCTTCACCTTGTCGAGATCCGCCTTCTTAACCGCTCGCTCTTTAGGACCGTTCTCAGTCTCTACCGTGCGCTTTCCAACGAAGAGACCCATATCGTCTTGCGGTATGGTCCTGCATAGGTTCATCAACGCCTCTGCGTGCCTAGTAAACTTAGTGAGGACGAGAACAACGTGACCCGACTTATACGCGGAGGTCACACGACTAACGATCAACTGATTCCGTTTCTCGTTCTCACTCAACCAAAGCAGAGGCTTGACGTTGCTTCTTGTATACTCAAGAGACGCTGGCGTTCCTGCTACCTTGAACTCAAGAAGGTTGTAGACCAGCGGCAAAGGCTTCTGCTCCGATCTCACACTGACTTCACCAAAGTAGTTAGTGAATAGTGAGGCGCACCCGTCTTTCCGATCTGGTGTAGCCGTCACTGCGATTCTGTATTTGGCAGGGAAGTAGCGCATCGTCTTGCTGAACTCTTTCGCTCCCAGATTATGCGCTTCATCCCACGCAACGAATCCAAAGCTAGTGTAGAAGTCTGGCGGGAATATCTTCAGAAATAGGTTGTGCAGAACGCACACGGTGAACGGCTTTCCTAGTTGCTCTTTTCCGTCGCCAATCATTCCAATCTCGTCATCTGTGAGTCCTAGATGCTTCTTCGCCTCATCGACCCATTGATACATGAGCGTTCGGCTAGGGACTACTATGAGGGCTGATCTTTCGAACTCCGCTATGGCGTTCAGCACAGCTACTGTCTTTCCAGAACCAGTAGGTGCTTCTACGAGCGAGGTATAGCGATCTCTCAAGGTGTGAATGACTTCGTCAAAAAACTTAGCCTGTCCAGAAGGAGCGGACGGGTGTCGTGGGTCTGGTCTTCTGGCGCAAGGTAGTGGGCTACCGTCGCACAGCTTATCCTCTAATGGGCCGAGAGAGAAACGAAGACCGTAATCTATCGGCAGACCCATCTTGCCCCTATTCTCGACCCACTGCTCGATAGGCTCGGGATCGGGTGCTCCGTCAAAACCCTTCGTAGGGGTCACCGTCAGTGCTGTTCTGAAGTTCGGGCAGAGCCTCTCAATCTCTTCCCGTTTAAACCACAGTAATGCGCCTAAAGATGCCATATCCTACGAAGGGTTTGCACGGCGTGCAATTAGTCCTCGAAAGAGGGTTCGGAGCGTCGGGCTGCGTAGCCTCGTCTGGCGGGAGGCGCACTGGGAGCGGGGGCGCGGCGAGTGAATCTCACAGGAGCCACCTCAACCTCCTCTTCGTCTTCCTCGATGTCATCGTCCTCGTCTGGGTCAGCAACGACACTGGAACGTCTAGACGCTGATGCCGACAGGGACCGGGGACGAACGGGTTCGTCGTCCTCCTCTTCGTCTTCAGCCACCTCCACGACTTTTCTGCGCGTGGAGCGCGAACTCACCTGCGGGATTTCATCGGCATCGTCCTCCTCCTCGCGATTGGAGCGGCGAGAACCGGGAGTGGCGATGCCGTGCTGCTCACGAACCTCTTCGTCATCAGTCTTGGGGAAGAGTTTGCGGTAGTCAAAAGGCTCGATGTCCTCATCCGCCTTCCGCAACACTTTGCCGTCTTTCTTGATCGCGTCATGGCCGAACTCCTTCTGGAGTGCCTTGTCGTCAAGCCAGTCGTTGATGATGTTGCCGTCATCGTTGTTGACGGGCATTCCGGTGGAGAACGCGTTCTCCTCATCTTCCCGCTTCATAATCACACAGGTTCCGCGAAGAGTTCCATGCTTCCGCATAGCGATAGCTTCGATGCGGTCGAACTCCGCATACTGCTGACGCTTGAGCGGAAGAAGCATCTTCGTGTAGTTGCTGACCTTGCCCGTCTTCTTGTTCTTGTAGGGGCGAAGGACGAGAACTGACAGTAGCACTACCAGAGAGGAGCGATTGCCAGCTTCACAGTGTGGGCATGGACCGGACTCTGCGATACAACGCTCGTAGTTGCCCCACTTGCCTCCGATCTGGAGGTTATGCTCCTGACGCCAAAACGCTTCTTCCATGCAGTTGTCGAGGATGACGATCTCGCAATCGTCTCCCCGTTGCTGCCAGAATCGAAACGGCATGTATTGACCGTTCGACTTCGATTTTGCGCGATCTTCGTCGCGCTTCATTGCGTCACGGAGTGCGGATGAACGCTGACCTTGGTCAGCCCTGTTGCCACTGTCCGTGGCTTTGTTTCTGAGACTTCTCATGTCTTTTTATTTTGGTTTGGTTGAGACCTCTATGGGTCAGGGAAAGTATCGTAAATAGCGTTTTCTTTGCAAGCGATTTCTTCACATATTAGGATCGTTAAAGGAATGCTTGATGGCATACGTCAAGTCACTGTAGTCAAACTCGTCGGGGTCTCTCTTCCCTTTGGGGTATTCGCAGATGAATGTAGGAACGTGCTTTCTGAGTTTATCGAAAGCCCCGCCACCTTCGAACTTACCTGCTGCCTTGTCATAGATTCCGAACATCCCTTGAGAACCTGCCATATCGAAGTCATAGAGCAGGTAGATGGGTTGGGCAAAGTCTGACAGAATGTTTGCCTGAGTGGCGCTGAGGGAACTGCCCATTGAGGCGACTGGGTTGACTATCTTCCTAGCTCCGATTGAAACCATGTGGGCAAGTGCGAACAACCCTTCCACCAGAAGCATAGGTTTGTGAGGGTCGATCAGTTGCTCACCTAGGATACACTGATCCTTCTTCAATCCGGCGTAGTCACGGACCTTCGGGCGACGATCATTGGTAGGCAGGATGGTTCGGCTAGTGAATCCGTAGAGTGCTCTCTCATGGTCGTAGACCGGGAACAGAATGCGTTTGGAGTCTGGGTCGAAACGAAGCTCAAGAGCATCGCACGCTTCCTTGGTGACCCCTCTCTGCGACAGGTAGCTCCGCGAGTCTTTCTCATCCCACGCGTTACTATACATTCGAAAGTATATCTCTGCGTCCAGCGGGTCCATCTCCTCCGCGATGTAGGAACGCTTGTCATCCCAAGAACCGAAGCGATCCGGCGTCTCACGTTTCAGCGAACGAATCACCAGTCGGTCATAGTCCTCTTGGCGGTAATCGGCAAGTCTCGTGATGAGACGGTGGATGTTCCCCTTTGAGTGACATGACAGGCAGTTGTATCCGCTGAAGCCCTGCTCGTTAATCTTGATGAAGAAGGATGGGTTACGGTCTGTCCCAAACTCGTGTCGGTATGGCGCAAACGGGCATGGTGCGATGAGCCATCCCCGCCCGTTTTTATGGCTAACCTCGATGCCAAGCTCTAATAAGGTTTCTCTAAGATTTGCTTCGGTCATTTGCTGTGTGTTGTTTTGCACTTGCGTGCAATTACTGTAGGGCGGTTACGGTCGATCTGAGTTCCTGTATCAGCTTCCACGCCTCGTCGTGCTCGGACTCCGCGATTTGAAGTTTTCGCATGGTCACGTTGTGCGCCGAAACTTCAAAGTATAGGGCTACACTTGAGGCGAGGCATATGAGTGACAGAGTTAGTATTAGTAGGTTTGTTTTCATTGATTATCCTTTTACGATGACTCCATAGTCGAGAAGTGCTTGCCACCGCTCCTGCATACCTTCAGTAAGTTCGCGAGGGTATTCACCTGACCTAAACCATTCTGGTTGAATCGCGGTGATGTCTTTACGCTTACTCATCTCACAGAGGTTTGGTCCGGTCTTTACGTCAGCTTCAAAGGGAACTGGTAGGCGTAGTGAAAACCAGTCCTCTAGCGGAGTGTTCTCCATGTAGAAGCGCAGGGCTGCGGCTGCTTCGTCAATCAGGTGCTCCTTAGCTTCAATGACGTTAGCATCGTGGATGAAGAGAAGCGCACGCATGTCTTCGTGGTTCGCATCCCGCATGAAGCGTGTCACGGCGATGATACCTAGATCAGATGCAAATCTCTGCACCGGAGAGTTGATGCCTTGTCGCGAACTCATTCCTACAATCATTTCATCGTCACTCTCGACGTTAGGCAAGCGACGGAGCGCACCGTGTAGCGAGCGGACAAACCCGTGTTCGGACAGGAACTCACGCATCGCCTCGTGCCACCTCTTTAGGCGGGGATACTTTCGGAAGAACAACTCCCGCATCTCCATTGACTCATCGTCAGTGAAGTTAAGCTTGTAGTCAGTGCGAGCATAGATTTTGAACTTTCTCCATCCCATGCCATAGAGGAAGCCGAAGTTGACTGCCTTGGCGCACTGCCGCTTGTATTCGAAATACTCTGAGACGGTGACGCTCCTGCGCTTTTCAGTGGATAGGTTTTTCAAGTAACCTTCGGAGCCGGGGCAGGAAGCCACGTTGTCTACTAGCAAGGACTCATCAGATGACCCTTCCTTGAATCGTTCATCCGTTACGCCCATGATAGCGGCTGCGGTGGCACTGTGGATGTCGCCGCCCTCCTGATAGATGCGAATCATCTCGCGCTCGTTAGCCATGCACGCAGCAACGCGAAGCTCGGCCTGACTCAAGTCCACCTCAGCGAATTTGAATCCGTCACTCGGAATGAAGATGCGTCTGTATGCCTTGGCAAGTTCCCCGCGATTGGGGAGATTCTGTCCGTTCGGATCAGAGTTGTGGTGGAAAATCCCACACGCGGCATAGGAGTGGTCGTCTTCTACTTCGATGTCATATACCGGATAGCTTCCGACAACGACAATCCCCTCAATCGTGACTCCTCGGGGGTGTGCCGATACCGTTGATGAATCGCAACATGCCCTACCTTGGTGGTCAACGCTAAATTGTCCGGCTGGTTGTTCTCCTTGTCTCCGTCGATGTGGTGGATCGTCAACCCCGAGGGCAATTCCGCCACAGGTATCCCAAGAAGCTCCGCCATCACAATGCGGTGAACAAACTGACGCTTCCCGCGAACTACCCGAGTCAGATACCCGTAGCCGTCCTTGCACTCCCCCTTGTGATTCTTCGGAACCTTTCCAAGCATCGGGTTTTTCTCCCCGCGCTTCGACTCGGAATACTTCACCGCTTTGAGCCTCGCCAACTCGTCCGGTTCGATGCAGTCCGCCAAAATAGCGATTACTGTATGATGAGTCACCCCGCAGACCTCGGCGACTTGCGCCATCGTCTTCAAAGTGCTGCGATAGGTTTCCACTACCTTGCGGCGGATACGCGGACATGAAAAGTGTTTTTTGCAGACTGACATGTTGGATCATACTCCACTGCTCAGAAAAAGTAAATAGTCTATGCTGAAAAGTTGAGCGCAAAACTTCCCCATTTGAGAGGTAGCTGTCCACCATCGTCTGAACGGGTTTGACGAAGGTGTTCACCACCCGCTTCCAACGCCGCTTATGGGTCCAAACCAATTCACCAACCTTTATGTCTGCGATACGCTTCTTACCTTCGTAAGTGTCGATCAGAACATCGGCGTGTAAGCAAGAAGCGGCTCTTCCTGTGACTGTTCTGTGCAACCAGAACGAAGGGAAAATGTGCGGGTCATTGATGTCCTTGATGTATTGCCAGAAACCAGACGGTTCTATGATCTGACGACGCTCTACCTTGCCATAGGCATCAATCACGATGTCGCCCTTGTTTCCACTTGCGTGCATCACTAGGCTATCTGTCCCAAGCTCTTCCAACTTGGCTTGTATCTGAGGGTATGGCGTTCTCCTGCGACCACCCTTGAGTTTCGGCAACTCAATACCGAAATGATCTAGTGCGTCAGTGACAACCTTTGGAAAGCCTCCAGACTTCAAGCGTTCTACGGCTGTGACTTCTACCCTGCCACGCTCGCCCACATAGGTAGAACGCATCTTGCTGACCTTCTTGTATTGAATCAGGTCTTGAACCAACTCAACGTGTTCGAAGTAGGGGAGATGATCTTTCGCGCTGGTAGAAATCTTTCCGCTCGCAGTCTTTAGGACAGGGATAAGTGGCTTGCCACCTTTGGTCACCACCTTACCGTCCTTGACCTTCACGCCGTAGTCCTCACCGAAAAGTAGTTCTGCTAGGAAGTCTGGGCTATCGAAGGAGACCTTCTTTCCGCTATTGGTCCATGCACGCAGCAACTCTGGTGGGCATTGCTCTAGCATTCTGGACTGTAGCTCTGCGGCTGCTTCTGCGAGAGTCACCCCAAAGTCTGAGAGAGCGGTCGTGTCGATCCGAACGCCTCTACGCTCCATCTCAACGAACGTGCGTAGGGCTGGCATCTGGACTTTTGTAAAGGTATCCCACTGTCTTGAATCCTTCTTGCCTTCGCGAATTAGAACTGCTGCGAGGCGATAGCATACGTCCGTGTCACCACCCGCATATAGCAGGAAAGGCTCATGCTTGACTTCGTGCATACGACTCTTGTCTGTCATCGCGTTGAACTCATCGGCGTAACCAGCGTATTGCGGCAACCACCGACGAACGCAGTCATCCAGATTCTTGGTCTGCATGTTCTCGTCTACTAGGAAGGCGAGTTGAATTGTGTCGGCATACCAGTTAGCGATCTCGATGCCTAGTGTTCGCATCACATGCGTGTCATACTTCAAGTTGTGACCGACCACATGAGTCGCTGGATTATCAAGGATGCACTTGAGTTGGTTGATCAGCTTACGTCGAAGCCTTGACGTTAGCCTCGTTGACTGTCTGCTCCTTGCGGACATGAGTGATTCGTCGTTCCACCACTCGATGTCTAGCGGAACCACCAGTGACTTGCCCTTGCTCGGGGTGATCGCAGCCGTAAGCACTCGGAATCCCGGTTTACGAAACTCAAGTCCGACAGTTTCCGTATCGAAGGCGATCTGAGTAGGTGGGTTGTCTATGAGTTCTTGCAGGTCAAGACACCACTCGTAGTCGTTGCCCTTAGCCTCGGCCCGATACTCATCAACATTCCACTCATGCTCACTCAGCGACTGTAGTTGGAGGAAGTCTGTGTTGTAGATGTCGCGTCTAGCTGGAAAGCGGAGGACTTCTCGCGGTGAAAGTAGTGGTAGCAGGTTGAACCCCTCCATGCGTTGGATAGTGCCGCGAACCTTGGTAATCGGCGTAGCCTCCCCAAGAACTTGTCGAAGGGACCATCGACCCAACGTAACGACTATCCCCGGCTGCTTTGCATCAAGCAAGTTGTTGAACTCACTGAGGAACTCGTCGCGATGAGTAGTCAGGTGGGAGGCTACCACTGCATCGCTGAGGTCTTTCAACTCGGCGTCTGCTTGTATGGGTGGGCATGGGTTGATGAACGCGAAGTCTTCGATCTCAAACCCGCACGCTCTTGCTTCACGCATGAACACTTCCCCTTCCGGCGAAGACATCACCATGTCCGCATCGAAGACTTCATCGCATTGAATATCGGTAACGACCAAAACGCGCACGTTTCGACCTACTTGGATATTCAGATTGTCACTGTTTTCTTTTTTCATTTGCACGTTCGTTCAAACCATCCAGCCCGTATTAACGATGTGGGATTCCTGCCCCTCATCACTTTCATCCTCTTCAACAAAAGACACTTCAACCATGCTAACTGGATTGAAGGAGAAAGCGGTGGCGAACCTAGGTGTGTCACCTTCCCGGTTCTTCATCACTTCGATGACCCGCTGGGATCGCTGGTAAGGGGCTGGTCCCTGCCGAATACCTAGGACGACACTGGCGTCTTGCGGAATGCTATCGCTTCCTGCGATGTCTCCTAGGTCTAGTTCCTTCTTGCCCTTGCTCTTCTGATTACGATTGAACTGCACACTGATCACAACGGGAATGTCATAGCGGATCGCGAGTTGCTTCAACTCACAGATTACTTCGCTGATGCTTTCCCACTTGCTGATGTATCCTGTCTTTCTTCCAGACGGCGTTAGTAGGTAGGCTGCGTCTACGAAGAGAATCTTCGGGGCAAACTCCATGACCATTGCCTCGATTCCTGCTACGCTCTTTCGCATGTCCCCGGCAAGCATATAGATAGGGGTTTCATTGTTCTCCATCTCTGCGATCACAGAGAGTAGCTCCTCGTGTGAGTAGGTGCTCAAGCCACCATCGCGAATTAGATTTGGATTGAACCCTGACCGACGACCTACCCACCGTCGAACCATCTGCGTCGTAGTCATCTCCATCGAGACCAACGCAGCCGAGTTACCGTCAAGGTAGGCAGAGTTCACCATTTCAAGCATGAGATAGCTCTTGCCCATAGACGGGCGACCTGCCAGAACAATAACGTCTCCTCCCATGAATCCCATCGTGGCGAGGTCCAGCGTTGACCAACCTGACGGGATACCGCGAAGACCGGGATTAGCTCTTGCCCAAAGGTAGTCCTGCCGAACTGCTGAAACCTCGTCACGCAGAGTTGTGTAGCGTTCAGAGCCGACTGCGATGGACGCCTCAGCTACCATCTCGCGAAGCACTACCAGCATCTCATCCGTGTTCTGGCTGCTCATGGCTTGGACAAGTCGCGGGTGCTTCTCGTCAACCTTTGTGTAGGCAAACCTACGCTTGAGTGTGTCGAGCCAATACTCAGACGAAGCACTACGCCGTGGTCTAGGCAGTTGGAAGCCCTCCGCGCCTAGGACATCCAATGTAGGCATCTCCTTGTATCGGTCGAAGTAGTCCCGAATGAACGTGAAGGCGGGTAGCTCGTCTTCGGTGAACATCTCGTCCTTCGCCCTGCGAAGAAGACGCCAGTCGTTACTGCCGAGTGTGGAGTGTAGAAAACTGAATCCGGTGGACATATCAAAGGTTGGTCAATGTGGCTTTGTGGTGAAGAGCGACTCTCTTCTTGAACCTCCCGGTCAACGTGGACTGGGCGATTTGAACGTCGTGCAAAAAGACAATGGATTTACCGTCCATCAGCCATCGAGAAAGGAACCACTCAAGCGTGCCGTCTTGTGCTGAGGTGGTTTGGTCAGTGCGTTCTGGCGATAGTCCTTCGATGAAGAGCGTGTGAACTCCGTTGGTATCCTCCCACACGTTCTCTTCCAGTTGCGTCCCCTCCAGCATATCTAGAACATGGTATCCTTGCACCGGAATGCCGTGGAGGATTGCTGCTCGTGCCATGCAATAGAACGCATCGGTGGCTTCTGGTTTGTCGGATACAATCTCAACCACGACACTGTTCTTTTTGAGTTCGTGGTATCCACCCGATGCCAGCCACCCAAGGACAGCCTCGCCGAACTTTCCGCACTTGGTGAGTGATACGTCTTCGCGTTGGTAGTTCTTTGGAATACCTGCTAACGACAGCATCTTCCTGAGTTCTTTGTCTTGTATGTCCATGTTGTTATTCAAAGATCCACATGACAAGTTTGATCGCGACTGCCACTGCTGAAACAGCAACGCTGGTCACCATCACCATTACGAAGCACCCGCATCCGGCTGCGCCAAGTAGTTCATCGTTTGATCTATCTTCTTTTCTCATATTATTCGTCCTCCCATTTTTTGAAGTTGGTTTGAGTGGGAAGTGGTTCCCTCTTTCGATAGCTGAGTGGTTTACTTGCCTCCTCGCGACGATTGAAAGTTTCTAGCATGATGCCCATTCGCTGACGCGCCTTCGCCAACTCAGCCAACTCTTTCCTAGTGCCGAACTCACGCTCAACTACCTCGCGTGCCTTGTCAGGGTCCACGCCGTTCTCAATCAAGTCGCGGATGCGTCTCTCGTGCGGCTCCAGCTTTCTCCAGATAGCCAGTGCCTCTTTCTCCCTGTAGGCTTCTTCGTAGTAGGCGCGGAGCTTTCCGCTGACGATCATGCGAAGGGCAGGTGCTTTGGGGTAGTTCGTCATCCAAGCAAAGGAGCCTACGCGAAGTGCGTTCCAGTTGTCGAAGAGCCACTCAAGATACTCGATGAACTCTCCCTCGTTTCGAGCCTCTACCCAGTTCTTCCAATAGGTGTGTAGGATGGCTACGCTCGCCTTTGGCATTGGCTCTAACGCTACGTCAGAGAAGAAGCGAATCCACAGTTCACGCCATGTTAGGATGAGAGCGGAGCGGGAAGGGAGGAAGCCCGACTGGTCCGGTCGAATGAAGCGACCGTCAGCTTGGCGAAGGGTAGCACGCTTTCTAGAGCGGACTTTGACATTGAGTATGACTTCCTCAATCTCTTGACGACCTCGGACGCTTGCGTCCGTAGTCTCTTTTATTTCTATATCTTTATTCTCTTCTATTAATCGGGGTGGTTCCGCCACCATCTTTAGGGGTGGTTCCGCCCCTGTCATGGGGGTGGTTCCGCCCCCATTTTTCAGTCGTTTTGGCAGTTTCATGGTCGGTGGATTCCAGTCAAAATTCAGTGCGTAGCGTTTTGCTCGGTCATTTTCACGGGAGTCTGAGCGCACGATGCCAAGCTCGACCAGCGAAAGCATGACCTCCGCAGCACGCTTGCGGCAGGAAGTGAACGGAGCGGCGTAGCACGTTCCATCTGAGCCAATGACACCCTGCGAACAGTGGTCCATCGTGATGCGCTCCCACTCTTTTCCCCAACCAAGAGTGCGGTCGTAGACAAACAGGAGAGCGAGCCGTTGAAGAGCGGTAAGGTAGCGAAACCACTCTCTGACCATCTTGCGATGAACTTCATGGGTGAATTGCCAGTCACTAATTTTAGTTGCGGAGTTTGCACGCTCGTGCATAGTTTCCTGTGTTGTGTGTTTGCCCCCCGGTTCCGTATTTGGTCGTTCGGAGCCGGGGGGTCTGTTTTTAGTCCACGAACTGCCCACTACGCTGAAGGTTCTGGATGACTGCGACCTCCGCTCGGACAGCATCCTCGTAGTCGTGGAAGTAGATGACGGGATCACCGGGAAGCCAGACTGAGTTGAACTTAGAATGGTGGAAGTTGCTGGAAGGTTGCCCGAAATTGAGGAACGTCCACTTGTCCCCAGCATCCGGTCCTTTGGTCCACTGGATGAACCAAGCCTGATTGTCTTCGCTCCACTCGATGAGAGTAGCACGCTCGATCTTGGCAGAACCAAAGGATCGGAGGTCAACTCCTTGACCCTTCTTGTGTTGCAGACTGAATAAGGAGCCGTCAGGCTTCACGGTGATTACTTGTTTGGACATCAGTTGTAGAGGCTTTCGTGTTGGTCTTCAGTTTCGATCATGTGGATTTCGGGCTTCTCAGCGACCGATACCTCGTTCGGCTTGGCGTTGCTGGAGAGGGCTGTGACCAGTCCCTTGGTGGCTTCGGTGCATCCGCATCCGGCGAAGCCAACGGCTTCCACCTTTGCGCGACCTACTTTGTCGATGGTGATGACGATTTGTTTCATACTCAGTTGATGTCGATAGTGAGGTGAATGTTTCCTTGCTCATCCAAGCTAGTGCTCGAAACAATGTAGCCCTCAGACACAGCCTGTTCGCACGCGGCTGCGATAGAGTATTGCTGCATGAGCTTGCCCACCGAATGGAGTTGCTGCTCACCTGCCTCGCGCTCACCGGACCAATGCTCCACTGCGCCAGCAAACTGTGCGCCAAGGAACTTGCGGATAGGCTTCTCCTCGCGTGAGAAGCCAGCCGCCATCGACTCAGCGATGCTGGGATACTGGTAGTCATCGAAGAAGGGAACCAGTTCCCCGTGCTGATTGTAGATGAGACCGATGTCATAGTAGGCGTCTGCCACCTTGATGACATAGTCGCACTCCTCGGGGTTCTCGTGGAACCGAAGACCCTCGTGCGGTTGACCGACACGTTGCGCCGTGTCCTGCTTGCTCTTGACATGCTTCGCAATCTGATCTGCGTAATACATACGCGGGACAGCATTCTGCTCAAGAGTGATGTTGATGCTCTGCGATTGCAGGACTGCGATTGCCGTTTGCAGAGCAGTGACGCTCTTGATCGGCGTGGTCTTGATACTTGTTGTGTGGCTTATAGCTTTACCTCCAGAAGGAGCCTCCGTGTTAGTTTAGTTTTGTCGATATACGCCGTTCACGACCCTGCTTACAAGGGCTTGGTCGCATCCCAGCAGTTTTGAAATCTCTCCAATCGCCATGCCTTCATTAAAAAGGCGAAGCATTTCTGCACGATCATATTTATGTTTACGGGGTCTAGTTGCGTGAAACTCACGAAACCAAGCCCTAGTGGACTCTGACATCTTACGGCCTTTATTCTTACTGCCACCGTAAGGAATACCGGGTTTGTTATGCCATCCGATCCTGACGTTTAATGAATTAGGTCTTGACCGGATTTCTGATTCTTCCCTAGCAAAGGCTTCGTCTTGATCTGTAGTGCTGTGTAACACTGACCACGCCCAACCAGACGTAGAGGTGCTCAATGCCTTATGAAAGGGTGTCTTCGCATTTTTTGCTGCCCGTTCATGGAAGTATCTGCGTTGCTGCACAGACATAGAAGTGCATCCGACGTAAGTTCCAAGCCTAGGGTGTCTTGCCAAGTAAACGGTAAATACCTTATCCATGCCATTAGCTATACTACTCGTAACGGTATAAAGCAAGTGTAAAGTTGTGTGTGACATAGTGGACTGTAGTGAACTATAACGTAACCTGTTTTCTTTGCAAGTAGTTTTTTCTAGTTTGCACGCCGTGCAAATCACGAACCGATGACACGCCGAGGACGAGCGGCGACGAACATCTCCTTAGTCTCCCCGCGTTCGTCCTTTACTTCGACTTTGGTGACGCGTTGGGCGGGAGTCACTTCTGGGGAGATTTCAATCTGCTCGCTGATCGCTCGCTGAACTACGGCGTCTGAGCAGAAGGATCGAAACTGAGCCAGAACCTTCACCCCTGCGGCTTCGACTTCATTCAGCGTCAGGATGTCAAAGTTGCCCTCAATCTCGCCGTGCTGAAATGCAGAGCTAGGATGATCGGTGACCTTAAATCGAATCAGACGCGTTGCTGCCGTAGCACGCAATCTCAAGTAGATCGAAGCGCGAGTCGGTCGCTTGCCGTAGTTGTTGCGACAGTCTACGAAGACCTTGACGATCTCGCCCTCCTCGATGTCGAACAGTTGCTGACAGAACTGTCCAACGATCTTCGGGTTTAGGCCGGGAACAGAAGGAGACAGGGACATCGATCCTACACGCCTAACTACCGATGCAGTAGTCCCAGCTTTGCTCGCAGCATCGAGGAACGACTCTGTAGTCCCCTTGCCCCCACGTTGGGGGCAATGAAAGACGCGAACCTGCCCTGACTGATTGCGGAGAACGACATTTCCGCTCGTTGTTTTTAGAAGTGGCATAGTGTGTGAGTGTTCTGAGGTTATTGACCGATGCGGCGTCTGCGAACAGCTTGAACTGCGGAGCGTGGCTCAACCAACTCCTCAGATTCCTCCGAGTGTGAAGAGGCGAGTCGAGCGTTGTTCTTCGCCCACTCACTCATGCGAGCGAAGTCCTCTGGGAATGCTTCTGCGAGCGGTCGCATCTCCCCAAGCATCTCAGCAATGAGCTTGCCCGTGACTTCGACCTTGCGGACGAAGGCGACCTTAACCGCTTCCTTGACCGCAGCCTCAAGCTCGGCTGAGACATAGCCCTTGGATGCGCGAACGGCAACGTCGATGTCCTTGACCTTTCGGACGTTCTGCTTGCGCTTGCGGAGGTGGATACGAAGGATAGCTTCACGCTCCTCCTTGTTCGGAGGCATCACCGCAAAGACTTCATCGAGACGACCCTTGCGAAGCAATTCCGGCGGGAGAGAATCCGTGCGGTTTGCGGTGTAGATCGGAAAGATCGGAGCCTTGGTTTCCTGCATGAAGGTCAGGATAGCCCCGAGAACACGCTTGCTCACACCGGAGTCACCTCCTCCTTGGTGCGATCCACCAAGGGACTTGTCGATCTCATCGAAGAGGACAGTCACGCGACCCATCGCTTCCAGTTGCTTGAGAGCGGAGCGAACCCGTGACTCAGACTGACCCACCAGCGAACCGAAACACTTGCTGACATCGAACTTGACCAGAGGCTGTCCGAGGCGTGAGGCGATAGCCTTGCCGATCAGCGTCTTGCCAGTGCCGGGAGGACCAACTGCCGCGATCCCTGCTGGAGCGTCAACGCCGAACGCACGAGCGTCCTCCGAGAAGGCACAAGCGGCATTGTCGATCCACTCCTTGAGTTGATCGAGTCCACCCACCTCACTCATGTCAACGGGTTCCATGAGTTCCAAGACTTCCGACTGCTTGACCACTTCGGTCTTTGCGTCGAGGACGGTTCCGTTGAACTTGTCGAACGGAATGGAGTCTATCGAATCCTCTGGCGACTTGTTCTCAACGATTGCGCGGGAGAAGGCGAGTTCCGCCTCCATTTGTGTGAGACCACCAGCCGCCGCAGAGATCGTCTCACGCTCGCCTCTTGTGTAGAGTTCCGGCACGGCGTGACCTTCTGGGACTGAGCTACCGACGATATACTGAAGGAGATCAGACATCTCTTCGATGGAGGGTAGGTCGAAGTCCACCGTGGGAATGTCGTGAGTGAGTTCGTCAGGAAGATTGACATGCTCTGGAACGATCACGACCATCCGCATCTTCTTGCTCATAGTTGGGAAGACCCTAACATACTGGCGAAGCAGTTCCACCATCGCGGGTGCTTTTTCGAGCCAAGGGTGGATAGCGTGCATCACGAAGAAGCCGGGAGCTTGCCAGCCCTCTGGCTCCCATCCACCGTCCACGTTCATTAGCCACTTCATCGCGGCAAGTGGATCGAGGGTTTTCTGCGCGTGCGGCTTCGCACCGGGGGCATCCGATGGGCGTGAGATACGCCAGCCGTTGACTGAGTCCCACTGACCGAAAGGAATCGCCTCAGCAAAGGCCAATTCCTTGATTGCATCCATTGCGCGATAAGGTTCGCGGGTGCGGGTGAACATAACTCCGCACCCAGACTTGCTGAGGATGCTGAGTTCCGTCTTGTATTTATCGTTGGTGTTCATAAAAAAAGCTCTTCTACTGTGAGCAAGGTAACTTTAGCTCGCCTTTCTTTCTTTGCAAGCTCTTTTATTCAAAAGTTTTGCACGGCGTGCAAATCAGGAGACTGGTCGGGTCCGCGAGCGGAACTTCAGCCTTGGGGGACGAGGTGCGTCCACGATCTCGATCAGACCGTGACTGGGAAGACTGTGATGCCGTCTGGACTTGACGCTGTGCCAGCGACACTCCACTTCCCGTCCCTCACGTTCGGCTCGCTCCAGTCGCTTCGCGACATCGTTCCACAAGGACGCCCGATTCTCTCCTGCTGCGAACTTCGCCCAGTATCGTGCTGACTCGATGTCAACGATGACTACTGAGGGAGGCTGATACGACTGGACATCCGTGGGCTTGGGGAGAGGCTTAGGCAATCGGGTTCTCATGGACCCGAAGTCTAAATCGCCTTTTTTTCTTTGCAAGCGGTTTTATCCGCTGACCTGCATACCCCCGGTTTCAGACTCGCCCTCTAAGTCCGTCGTGTAGTCAAACTCAGGAAGCACGGGGACCGGACCATCTCGGTGGGAGGACGACCCTGCGCGATTGGTGTTCATGCCGGAATCAAAGTTACCGCTTCGGTGAATTGCGGGAAGGTTGATTCCTGTCATATACTTACCATCTCGACTTACCATCGCAGCCGCTCGTATCTCACGAACCTCGCCAGAGGATGTCACGATACGGAAGATGTCCTGATACCCGCCACGATCCTCGATAGCTTTTAGGATTCTGGCATTCACTCGATCCCGGTCCTCGGGATGAATAATTGCCTCAAATGCTCCGTGGTTCGGATTCCACTCCCCCTTCACTCTACCAAAGAGGATGAACATCTGGTCGTCCCAAAAGATTTCGTTCTCATCCAAGTTCCAATACCACCTACCTGCGTCCGCAGCCACAAGCGCACTCTGAAACTTCTCTCGCTCAATAGTGTAAGCGTGTCGTTCCCACATATACAGTGGGATGCTGACATACCCTAAAACTACCAAGAGCATATTCAAAGTCTTGGATATAGTGAACCTACATGCTTTCATCGTTTTGACAGGAATCGTTTTACCAAATTACTGATGGCTATGCCAACCAACGCTAGTGTATCAAATGCCTTGTATCCTGCAAAGATAGATACTCCAAGAAGGAAGTAGGAAAACCCGTAGTGCTGAACTAGCAGGAAGGTAAGTCCAGCAGACACCAGTGCGCCAGCCATCAGATACGCGGCGACGACACGCACGGTCAATGCTTTGGACTCGTTCCCTAAAACAGATGCGAGTGCGCTGAGTAGGCCCAGCATGGCTGCGCCAGCGATGTATGCTACGACTTTTACGTCAGCGGATAATGGATTGATCGGCTCCATCCCTCGTATAGTCGCAGACATCCTCCGCCTCACCCTTTAGCCGCCTTGATCTTAGCGATGTCAGCCGAGCACACTGCGCGGAACTCTTTCATGGAAAGGCTGTCGCCATTCAGATTGAGCGCACCACCGGGGTCTGTCTTCCTCTTCGGGCTGACCTCGTCATGGCCCAAAACTCGGTCAACGGAAAACACATCGGGGTTGTTGAGGTAAAGCCAAGCAACCAACCGACGAAGTGCGTTCATCTGGAGAATCGAATACAAGTGATAGTGACCCGCCGCGATGTTGTCGCGACCACTCACCGTAATCACCTCCTCGTGTGGAATGCGATTCTTAGGGTCGTTCTTTCCGTTGTCCCACCAAGGGTAGTAGTGACCCGCGTTGACCCGAAGATTGCCAGCGGCTTGAAGCTCTACGCCAGCAAAGTCATCAGAGACGTAGCCCTTCACCGAAGGGTGGGTGGAGTTCCCGGCATGGTAGCCGTGGTAGTTGAGTGGATCACTCTGACCAAGCCCACCCGCCTTGTCGATCATTAGATAGAGCATCCCGCTCGTCCGCATGAAGTCCATGCCAGCCTTCAAGCCATTCTGGTGACCTGCGGTCCAGTGGACGATGAGACCAGATGGATACTTGCTAGGATACTCACCACGCTTCGGGCCGGAAGGGAATCGCTCTGCCCACGGAATCCACAGTTCTTTCTTTCCGAAGGAGTATTGAGAGGGGTCGTGAAGAGAACTGGTCGAGACACTAACACTTTCGGGGACCGGAACCACCTTGACCGGGGATTCGTCAACGGGCTTCAGTTGCTCACCGATGAGTTGCCTACGTTCGATGTCGAGAACCCCGGTAAGTAGATCGGACAGTGCTTGCCGTTCAGTGTCGGTCAGTCCCTTATAGTAGGTGAAGCCGGAATCGGACTTCTGCGCCAAATACCACAGTTGGGTAAAGATGGCGGAACGGTCGTGCTCTACAATAGTGTTTTGTGCCTCCATGCTGCCACATTAACATACGGAGCAGATTTGTCAGTCACATATGTGTGAAACTACGATGATTACCGCCGCTATTCGTAGGTCATAGCCTCCGTGAACCAGTCGTCTACATCATTTTCGTCAATGAGTAGTTGCTGCCGGATAGCCTCGACTTTCGGGGAGGTTCGCCGCACGGTGGGGGCATACTCAAACCACTCGGTCATAATATCCCGTTCTGTCTGGTTCGGGATAGCCGCGATAGCTGCAAGAACGGTAGCCTTGAGTCCTTTACGGATCAGCATCTCACCAAACTGGGCGCGGGTGAGAATCAGAGTCGCCCGTGTGTTTGCGAGGGTCGTCGCCGCTAGGTGTGCAGTCTGGGCGATCTCAGCGGCAGGTCGGGCAGCTTCGATCTCTTCCATCGTAGGGATAGCTCCACCGTCTCCTGCGGTGATCAGATCACCGTCTACGGTCCAACCTCCACGGTTCGGAAAACCAAAAACAAGAATTTCGGGGATCGAGATCATGGTTACGGGATTCGGTGGACTCGCATAGTCAATCCTTTAAGAAAAGTAATGCTTGTGCCAGAATTTTCGGAGGCTGCGCGAAATTGAACGGTGTTTGGATTGCTCCCGTTTATAAGGGTTAAGGTTGCCCGAAACGGGAGGGTATCGGTCGAGCCATCTGCTTGGGTCAACGTAGTATTGAACGCAGTCGCTGCTGCCACTGTTCGTCCGGTATTAACGGCATTCCAGTGCTCAAGAGTGTAACGGACATGAGTCGGGCTAGAGGGTCCGGTAAACGCGATTTGAAGACCAGACCCAGCAGCGCCGCCGACTCGGAAACCAACGATCTCGATAAGTATTTTCTCGTTTATCGCGACAGAGCAAGAAAGACCAGTGACGTTGCTGATGGTTCCGGTGTTATCAAAAAAGTCGTCCGTACGCATGTAATGCTCGGTGATAGCCGATCCACCTCCACCAGAAGCAACTTCCCACGCAGCACCTCCTGCCCCGTCTGCGGTAAGAACGTAGTTGTCCGCAGCAGCACCGGAACCGAAGTCCGCTGCATCAATCGAGCTTAGGGCAATTTGCCCCGTGCCGCCGTTCGCGACAGGGAGCGTCCCGGTAACGTGCGCGGAAGCTGCCGTCAGGCTGACTTGGTTGCGCGTGATAACTTGCCCAGAAATGGTCAGGTATGCTGGAGTCCCCCCGAGGGTAACGTCTCCAGAGTTCGTTCCAGAAAGAGTTCCGGTAGCCCCGTCAGCAATCGTGATACCACCAGTCTGGATCAGCTTTCCGGTCGTCCCGTCGAACCGAGCGATTGCGTTGTCCACTACGCTTGATGGCCCAAAGACATCCGCAGTGAAATAATTCGGGCGAACAAATATGGTCCCGTTATTAGCGTGCGCGCTGACCACCGCCATCACCTCAACAATGGGATTAGGCGCGGAAGGTTTGACACTAGTCAGTTTTACCGAGTTTGTCCCGGCATAGATAATCGTCTCATCTGCCCAAGTTTGGCTGTAATTGCCTCCGTTGGTCTGGATGCCTCTGACTTTTCCAAAGGCAACCACAGTGCCTTCATGCCCTTGAATAAACTCCTCGCCTGTTATGCCCATGAACAAAGTCGCTGGGCCGATGCCGTCCCAAGGCTTGATCCGTAGCTTACCACTGTTCCCAGTTGTCCCGGCGAACATAACCGGAGTGCCTTTTGCGATTGTCGCTCCGGTATTGTTCTGAGCGTGGTAGATCAGGTGCTGCCCGGTGTGCATCGTGAACCCGTGTAGCTGGAGATCGAGAGTCTCTTCTCCTACGTTCCAGATCAGGTCGCCAACGGTTGTAGCAACGCCTGTAGGAGTCGTGTCGAACTGAATCTTTTCGACTGCTCCAAGAGTATCTCCTGCGTGCGTGTGTGCTGTAGGTGTCCTAGCGTCCGTGAGCCGTGCATCGTCTGTAGCAACGTAGTCCGTTCCTGCTGTTGCAGCAGAGACCACACTGCCGTTCCCTTTAAGGAGACCCGTGATGTCAGTGGCGGTAGTCGAAGTCACCTCTACTTCGGTCAGCGGGGTAACATCTACCCACACTGCGTTGTCTTCAGCATTGTTGGCACATTCAAACGTAGTGCCATCATCCTTGACGAACCTAGAGCCAACTAAGTAACCGACGGTTTCATCATCGTATTGGGTTGGGTTATTCGTGAGGCCGTATTGGACAGAGCGAATATTATTGCTCTGATCCAAGATAAAAAGCGACCCGTTCCGCCAACGGTGAACATAATCAATCGAGCAGACCAGATCGAGACCGTAGTCATTGGGTGTCTGGCGGATTCTAGCGTAGTTGTCGAAGGCGATCTCCGCACCGTTGTCCATGATACCACCAGCAAGCGGGAGGTAATCACCTCCAGCCCCTCCGCCAGCAGACCATTCTTCTTCCGTGAGAACCGGATCGTCAGTCGTTGTATCAAGATAGGATTGGTAGGCGGTTTTACCCGTATCCCCAGTGTCGCCCTTTGAGACCAGCAACTCCCAGTTATATCCCGGCGGTGCGCCCCCAACCGTCCAACCCCCCGTAGCAGGTAGCCAGTAGAGACTGCCCTGATGCGTCACGGCATCATAGAGACTGTAGTTCGCGTAACCGTCCCATGCCCCTCGGTAGTTGTAGGGCATTGGTCCGGTATCTCCGGTATCACCCTTTGGTCCAGCGTCACCAGTTGTGCCTTTAGGCAGGTAAAGATCCCATCCCCCAGAAGAGGTAGGATCACCTAGTTCCCCGCTCCCCGTGGCGACATAGAGATTGTTATCGCTACCCTTGACCACCGCACCGGGGACGTATCCGTTGCCGGGGATATAGGCGTTCAACCAGTAAAAGCCGGGACCAGTGCCGCCAGTATCGCCAGTGTCTCCTTTTGGACCGGGATCTCCGTTATTTCCGGTCGGACCTTTAAGAGCGAATGGCCCGTAGCTTGCCAAATCCGTGTAGAAGGTAAGGTTGCCACTACCGTCGTCTACAACATTGGTAATCGGAGTGGCGTTCGTGCCGTCCGTGCCATCTTGCCCATTTGAACCGGGAGGGCCGGGATCGCCTTGCGCCCCTTGTCCCCCCGCTGGACCTTTCAGTGCAAATGGCCCGTAGCTTGAGCTTGACGTGTAGATCGTAAGATTCCCGTTTCCATCGTCGCTGATGTTGGTAATTGGCGTAGCGTTCTCTCCATCTGAGCCATTAGAACCGGAATCACCCTTCAAATAGAATGGACCATAAGAACTACTTGTCGTGTAGATCGTCAAGTTGCCATTACCATCATTTGAGATACTGGTAATTGGCGTTGCCTCTGGACCAGCGGGACCGGGGTCTCCCTGTGGTCCTTGTGATCCATCTGAACCAGCTGGTCCTTTGAGAGCGAATGGCCCGTAGCTTGAGTTCTGTGTGGAGATCGTCAGATTTCCACCACCGTCGTCGGAGATGATAGTGATAGGAGTCGCCTCTGCACCAGCGGGACCGGGGTCTCCCTGTAGTCCTTGTGAACCGGGATCGCCTTGAGGTCCAGCGGGTCCGAGTAACGCGAACGGACCATAGTCCGTGGTCGATGTGCTGATGGTCAAGTTGCCATCACCGTCGTCTGTAATAGCGGTAATCGGAGTGGCGTTCGTGCCGGGAGCACCGGGAGCGCCGGGAGGACCAGCAGGTCCGTCAAGAGACGCAACCCACTGAGCTTCCGTCAGTATGGGATTATCCGCCGTCGTATCTCGGTAGGACTGGTAGGCAGACTTTCCTCTGCCCGTTTCCATGACAATCTCTCGCCCTTGAACAGTGAGCGTGATCAACCGTCCTTGAACAGTGAGAGTCGTGTTAGGCATCTTAGACGGAAGGCTGAATTACCCACATCGGACCATCGGTGATGTTCACGCGTCCACTAGCGATCTCAGTGACCACCAGTTGTGACTCGTATCTACCGGGAGAGAAAATTTCGGGGTCGATTTCGATGTAGGCTTCTGCCTCATCACCGTCTACCGCAAATTCCCAGTCAAGAACCTCCTCATACTCTGAGGGCGAGATCCGCCTACCAATTTTGTAGTGGACCTCATGCCCCTCAAAGGAGTCGGTATCAGTGAAAAGGAAGTGCTCCGTTTCACCGATATGGAGGTAGATGGACTGTGCTGGCGTTGGCATTTTGCACGCTCGTGCAATTAGTTACGATTGAACAGTTCGGTCAGTTTGCGAAGTGCGGATTGCGCATTCGGACCAACCCAAGCATCAAGCGGACCTTGATACACACCCTGATCCTTGAGAATCGTAAGGGCTGCGTTGTTGTCCTTCGCGATAGCTCCCTTGACGAAGAAGTCGAGGATCATAACGATCATCGGAGCGACAGCCGCAACGAATCCAGCCTCACTGAGCACTGCGCCGGGAGGAAGGTTGAACAGAACGCCAAGGGCGATCTTCACGACCTCGGGAGCACCGGGGATGTAGGACGCGAGCATCGAGAAGAGGATGGCTGCGACCGTGGTGGAAATCTTCTTGAGAAATTTATCACCGAAAAAGAGACTGATGAATCGAGACTTGAGCTTTTCCATACGCAATCCTACCTCAAGCTCTGGATTACGTCAACCGCACGTTGATTCAATTTCCGCTAGTCAAATAAGCACTAGGTCTGAAAACCAAAGTATCGCGCTGGAAGTCTAGAATGGCGATGTGTGGGTCAAGCAGATCGGTGTAGGATTTTCGACTAGCGTCGTGCAGGACAATCACCCCGTCAGGAGTTAGCCGCAGCATCGCGGCAAAGCAGCACTCCACTCTCCTCCGCCCGTCTACGAAAATCAGGTCGAAAGGCTGCGATTCCCTTAAAAGACATGTCGCGTAATCGCTCACTCGCCGCGCCACATTTTTTTCCAGTAGCGTCCACCTCGGGTCTGAAACCTCGCCCCGAATCTTTTCCGCCCACACCGCCTGATGCTCCACGCTAGTCAAGCTCTGAAGGCTAGGCGCATCGGAAAGTATCACATGCGTGGAAAGCCCCGGTCCCCACTCCCAAACTCGCTTCGCGGAAGTTTTACGCAGCCAATCCTGCAATACTGGAACAAAGCTAGTCATCACATGGTTGAGCATTGAAGCCTTTGGATGGCAGGAAGTCCGAGAAAAACTCCTCGTCAGACCGAACCTTCCTTGTGGCGAAATCAGCCACCTCCGCCAGCACAGCCTCCGTAGAGACACGGGCTAGGCCGCGCTCCATCATCCAATGGTGGTGTGCATCCATCAAAGGCTTCCAGTGGTCCTCCCACGTTTGCTCGTTGAAGATGACCCTGTAGGAATGCAGGATGTTGAAGAGCGGATGGATCGCCGCCACCGGATACCCGAAGCCGCACTTCACCTTACCCTTGTGCTTGTAGATGGTATCCCGATCCAAGATCACCGGAACATCGCAGAACCACGCCTTGAGGATCAGACTCGGATCGTTATAGCCCCAGAAGTGATGATCGACCCAGCCCCCGATCTTTTCATACACCGTTCGCGGCATGATGAAAAAGCCTCCCCAGTTTCCACCGAGTCGTGTGTAGCGTTGCTCTGGGCGTCTATTCCATATATCAAACGCGATCAACTCACTTCCGACTCCCTTGCAGATGAAGTTTCGACTGTAGCCAGTGACCTCCCCCTTGCCGTGCAGAGACTGCATGGCTGGAACCATGATTGCCTGTCTACGCACGGCTTCTTCACAGATGCCGCGTAGGTCGTCTATCCTCGTGTGAGCATCAGCGAAGACGATGACATCTCCCGTAGATCGTCGCGCTCCTAGATTTCGGCAAACACTTGGACCTAGGCTTACGTCATGTCGGAAATGAACGGTTCGGGTATCCTCTGGGATTGGCGTATCAGATCCATCATCGAAGACCAGCACCTCATCAGCCCCAGCCGCGAGCATACTACTCACTGTCGCCTCAATCTCTGAGTGCTCATTCCTCGCTGGGTGAACTACTGAAATCCTCATGGTGCATAGTAGTAGCATGTGATGTTTTGACCCTGATTGATATACCCATACGGAACAGTCACGTTGGTAGAGCCATACCCAAGATCTTCAGTGCTGTATGATGGCGTGTGGAGTTCACAATACCAGACAGTAACCGTTGGGTCAGGAGACCCCGTAGGATCAGGGGAGGGCGACGGAGCATTGGGGTCGTAACAAGCCAAGTTCCCCTGACCGGAGTTCAGATATCCCTCGGGGATTGGAACACTTATTATCGGTCCATTTCCGCTGGCAGCCAATCCAACAGAGGCGCAAGTCCACAGCGATGGCTCAAGAGTTCCCGTAGGATTGGGAGTCGGCGTCGGATCAGGAGTCGGCGTCGGAACAGGGCAGGGCGCAAGGAGTTGAATCTGACCGTTAGGGGCGGCTTCCCAGTAAGTATCGCCATCACTGAAGTAGCTCACTTCGCCGGGGACTGAGTTGGCTATCGTCGTCAGTCCTACGTTCGAATAAAGCGTGGCTCCTGTTCCAAGCGTTACGCCGAGACCATAGTAGTTACGCGCACCTACTGGATACGCAGAGCAAGCGACTGCTGGGCTGACACGACTCTCAGTGAGGTTGTAGCTGTAAACTGGAACAGGGCAGGATGCGATAAGTGTAATCTGACCATTAGGTCCAGCTTCCCAGTAAGTAACACCGTTACTAAAATAGCTAATCTGACCGGGGACTGAGTTGGCGATTATGGTCAATCCCGCATCTGCATAAAGCGTGGACCCATTCGCAAGCGTTTCCACATTACTGTAGTAATCAGTCGCCCCTGTAGGATACGCAGAGCAGGAAACAGAGGGGCTGACCCGACTCTCAGTAAAGTTAAACGTGTATACCGTAAGCGGTGTGGGAGTTGGCGTTGGCGTCGGCGTTGGAGGTGGCGGCGTTGGAGTCGGCGGATAGTAATCCTCCAACCAATCTCTGACCACCCGCGTGAAGAAGGGCTGCGATGCAAACCGTATTGCAGGGGTCGGTGGCACTGGCAAGTATTCCCCTGCTAAGGTAGCCGTCACTACAGCGGGAGTTGTATAGGCTGGAAGCGTTGGGTAGATGTGGCCCTGCGGATACAGGTAGAGCGTTGGTTCAAGTGGGTCTGGCGAATACCTATAAAAGGATATGTAAGTCAGCGCCTCTGGAACTACCTCCGTAATATCGTAAATAATCGCGAATGAAGTCGCGCTACGGGCTTCTACGGTCACGGTGTAGCCTTCATCTGCAAACACGCTTACTAGGTCGTCAAAAAAGTCCCCAACGGAAACTGGATTATAATTAGGAAACACATAATTCGTGACCACGTTATACACGGGCGGATCACTCGCTTCGACTTGTGCGCCCCGAAGTTCCAGTTGGTCATACGGGCCATAGCTAAGGTTCGTCAGCGGCATGTATAAGAAGCTGAATGGATTGGTCAGCGTTAGTGGCGATCCACCATAGTTTGGATCATTGGGTTTTGCCCACGGAGGTGCATTATACCCGCCCCAATCAACCAAGAACTCCCTAAAATTACTATTGGTTGCACTGGTCGTGATCCGATAGTTAACATCTACTGAGTTCGTGTCACCCGCTATTTGCGTGTTGGCAAACGTGAGTTGCCACGGATCAGTAGAGGTGCTAGTCCGAGAAGACGTTCCAGCCGTCCCCGAGATAGCCCAAGCCGCACCATTCCAAGTGGCGGTAAAGGTTCTTTGTAGCAATAGCGAGTGGTTCGGACGACCGGACACTTGAATGCCTAGCGAAAGATCAAATAGCATTGGCGATCTATCAGTGCGAAAGCCAGTGAATTGAAAGCTACCGACCAATCCAGCCGTCATCCCACCACTAACCGAAACTGCATCAGACTTGGTTACTGAATCGTTGTCAGACTGTAATCCTAGAAGCGTAGTCGTTAAGACGGCGGTGGAGGTTTCCGAATAATTAGGTAATTGAACCGCGCTTACATAGTCTTCGTTTGTCGGCGGGTAGTTTCCCGGATCATAGTGAAAAGCAACCTCCCTAACGAGCATTTCATCACTTTTAACACCTGATACGCCAATCACAAATGTGCCGACGTTTTCTGCGTATATCATAGTTAGCTGACCCGTAGTTCCCATGGTCGTAGTTTCTATGATCGTATTCCATGCTGTTACAAAAGCAGCGAAAAATTGTGCGGGCGTTCCCTCTGCGTCTATTTCAAAAAAGTAGCTTCCTATGAGATTCCCATCTCCATCTTTAAGATACAGAGTCTTCTGACCAAAGTTGACTAAACTGTTTTCAATAAACAGATTACCAACCTCCATAGTCCCTCCCGAGCTTAATAACCACTGAAAGTCCAGTAGTCGCGTGCCATCTGTAGTGATCTGGTAAGCTACGTCGATTGAATTTGAATCTCCGGTCAGTGAGAGATTTTGCAGTGTCGCCGTCCAAGGTAGTTCAGCCGACCCTGAGTCCACCGATGCCCCCTCTAGTTCGGAGATTGACCATGTGCTACCGTCCCATCTGCCAAGAAAATTCCGATCCAACTGGAGGGTTTGGTTCGGGCGACCTGCCACCACAAGCCGCATGGACAGGGTAAAATCAGCAGGAGCTTTTGTCGTGTCGATGCCCGTAAACACTAGTGTCCCAGCAAGATCACCGGGTTCTATCTCGGCTTGAATCAGTGGGATGCTCGTGGTCTTGGTCTGATTGTAACGCCAGATCTCATCTGGATCAGACCCATCGTCTGGAACAAGTGTTAGCTCTACGCTACCTACTGCTCGCACAGAAGTCTGGTTATCGTCTTCGTATGAAGAGAGCAGACTCCACTGCTCTCTAGTGATGGAAAGCGGGATTCTGTATCGGGTAGTATCCCCACTGCCAACGATTGTTCCCACGGCCTGTGTTAGCGTGATGATCTGCTCGGGTTCGAACTCTTTCAACGAGAACGAGATCCTAGCGACTTTGTTTTCCGCGTCTACGAGTCGAAGCTGTCCCCACTTTTTGAAGCCGATCAGCAGATTCAGTGCGTCACGCGTAAGTAGTGTGATTACCGCGTCATCCTCCTGCTTTCCAACCTTTGGAATAGTGACCTCTCTCGTGACGAGATCAAAGTCAAGCTCAAGATCATTGCGTAACCCTGCGCCCACTGCCGCATCTTTAACCTCCCAAATGATAAACGCGGGTTCGGACTCCCCTAATGCGTTGGCTGCGATGATCATGGTTGTCGTCGTGCCTACGGCACTTGGAGTCCCCGTGATTCGCCCTGTCATAGGATCGATACTTATTCCAAAAGGGAGCGGCGCGGCGGCGTAGGCCGTCGGGGAATTAGTCGCCTGAATAGACAAAGTCGGAATCGCCTTATTTATAGCGATTACACGAGGGCTGACCGGGGCAGTTATGATCGGGGCTGGCATGTCAGTCTGGGACTTGATCTCTAATCACTTCAACCTTGAACGGAACAGTAGTCAACCGTAATCCATTAGCAACAATCTCAATTTCTGTATTAGCGTAAACGCTTGTGCGCTCATCGTCTTCGTAGTTACTGAGGACGCCCTGCCAGTTTTCTGGGCTGAACCAAATAGCAATTCGATATCTAGTCGTGTCCGCTGCCCCAACCTTCGTTGTAGGATTTCCATGTGCCAGCGTGATAATAGCTTCGGGTTCGAACTCTTTCAACGCACACCTAACAGCTACACCCTGATTGGCTGGGTTCAAATCTTGAAGAACGCCATACTTCAGCAGACCAACGAGTAAGTAGAAGTAATCCCCCTTGCCGACACGGAAGACTGCACCGTCAGCAGACGTCGTAACCCCCGGTATACTCGCTTTCCGCGTGTGGAAGTCGATGTCCAACTCAAGGTCAGACCAAGTGCCACCACCGACTGCTGCTGCTTGCACATTCCAAAGTATTGACACCGAATTACCGCTACCGTCTCCGTTCGTAGCAGTAATCGTGGTAGTGGTCAGCCCCTCTATGGCTGGCGTCCCAGTGATCACACCCGTAGTGGTATCCACTGCTAGCCCAAGAGGAAGAGGTGACGCTGAATAACTTGTAGGCGTGTTACTAGCTACGATCTGAAGCGGAGGAATCGCCACTCCGCGAGCGATTGTTCGTGGCGAGGCAGGTTGTGTTACTACTGGGGCTGGCATGACCTATATGGGTTTTGCACGTTCGTGCAATTACTTGACGATACCGAAGCCGAGTTCAAAGTCAGATCCTGACTCTGCGGTCTCGCGAGTTACATTCAGACCACTGAGCATCAGCAATCCCTTGCTATCAGACTCACCGTCACTTGTATCGAATCTACGGAGAACTGCACGAACCGAGAAGTTCGCAGTGCGGGGAGGGACAGCACCACTTTCCAGTGCTCCGTAGATGTATCGGAACGCAGTAAACACATCTGCCCCATCGACGGTCCTTCGGCTGATTTTCATGCCAAACTTGTGCGTAGTCGAGATGCTACTCAGATGGATGGCTTGCTCAAGGAACGGAAGTTTGCGCCAGACGATTTCTTCCAAGTTAGCCCCCTCGGTTCCAACTGTGGACACTGACCTAGGCTCCCCGATCTCAAGCGCAATATGCCACATCGCATCGACATTGTTCTTTAGAAGCGCAGCTTCAAAAGAGAAAGCAAGGAATAGATTCTTCTTAGCCCGAAGTTGCTTATCGTTGAGATGGATCGTGAAGAGAGTGCGTTCGAAATGCGTTGGGTAGTAAGTAATCTCCTGCGGCACTACTACCGTGTGGACGCCCGAACCGCCAGCACTGAAATTGACTGCTGACCCGCCAAGGCTTTCACTGACTTGGAACGTCTTGTTCACATAGTCAGGACTCAGAACGTAGTAAGTAGTCCCTGTAGCCAAACCGGAAGGAAGTGTCCCCGTGGTCTCAATTTCGATGGCTTGACCCGCGATGAATGGCTCCGCCAAACTACTGGAGAAAGTCAAAATATCGGTAGTGCTGTTGAGGGTCACAACATACCCGTTATACCTTGCGTGCGGCGTGACTGGATACCAAGCACGACCGTCGCACGCAGCATACTCTCCGTCCTTGATAGTGACAGCTCGGTTTCCATATCCACCGGGAAGGATCACATCATCGTTTGTTCGATTTTCATAGACGTTCCCAACATACGATGGGCCGGGATCTGGAAGTGGGTTAGGCAGGGCAGAGGCAGTTGCATCGTGAACTGCGGGGAACAGTCCGCGCCCACGGTTGATGATGAGCTTGTCGTTCTCATCACGTTCGGACAGGTTGACCTCACTGATCAGACCCATGTCGGGTCGAGTGGGTTGAACGCGAGACGGGTAGAGTTCCCAGACAATCGGAAGCTGCCAGCGTGCTGCCTCTTCTCCATCACTTCCAGTCTCAGAGCTAGTTCCTCCACCAGTATTGACATTAAGTTGAGCGAAGCGTTGCTCAACACTGTCAATCCACTCTTGGAGACCTTCTACATCATTGATCACATGAGTGTGCTCATCGAAGAAACTGGTTTGTGCCAGACCAAGGATAGTCACGGTGTATTGATCCGCCAGCGGAACTCCGGTCAACCACGTTATCGTGACTTGGTCTGCACTATTGCGTGACCAAACATAGTCGGTCCCCTCGACCATCTTGTCGCCGGGAGTGGTGTTCTCCAAGATGATGACATCAACGAACGGTGTATCAAGTCCGTGAGTAATCACGAAGGATGACACGGCTGCGTCTCCAATAGTGGTGGAGTAGTGGATCTGCCCGTTGCTGACTTGATTGGGGGAGAAGACGTTGTAGTGAACCAGCGTAGGAGGGTTGAGCCAATCGACTTCCGGCGCAACTGCCAACTCGTCCCACTCCACCGCTTCTCTGAATCCAACCTGTTGGCGAAGAACACAATGCCAACGGGAAATATTGGAATCTTCCAAGTCTTCCAAGTAGGCGTAGACTTCAAGGATGAGGATAACTTGGTTCGCCTCCATCATCAGTTCAGCCATTCCACGAGTCTTGGTCGAAAAGCTGATGACATGCTCTTCTGGGGGAGCGTCGAAGATTTCTACTTGAATCTCGTCTTGGTTGATCCCAAGCATATCCCCCTCGAAATAGATGTAGAGGTTGTTGTCAATCGGAAGCGTCACCGTAAAGGAGCCACCGGGATCTTTGAGAACGTCAATAGCTGAGGAAACGTCCTCCAAGGTCGAATCCTTGCTGAGAGGGTCCGTTCGGATCTCGCCCCGCTTCAGACGAAAAGTTCCAGTGAAGGAGGGTGGAACGAAGAGCTTTTGAATCTCCGACCACTTCACCTCATCAACCTCACCACCATCTCGGAGGGTCGTGATTTTAGGGAGCGGTCCAGTGCCAAGTTCAAACGTATTGGAATACCCCACGGGAGCCTTGACCAGACGGAACTCGTAGAAATACTTTCCGCCACGAAGGTATTCGCGAATGCGAAGAAACGCGCCGGGGAAGAGCGTGTTGTGAGTCACTTCAATAACCCGTTGGATAGCTGGGTTATCCAGAAAGCAGACGATGTAGGACTCAAATCGCTTCTCCACGGACACCTCAGTGATAGAAGCCAAGTCCTCGATTGCGTCCTTGAGGATGTTTTGGAAAAGGGTGGCGGGGGTCTCAGCATCCTCCTCAGAAGGATCAAAGGTAAAGAGTGCGGTCTCCTCTCCGCCAATCTCGATTTTGAGATCACCAGAGATGGGTCGAAGGTCAACCTCCCCCAATACTGCTTTCATCGCCGTGACCACGGGACGGATCTCATCAGACGCGCCTTCGCGGCTCTGTTTGAACTTGACTCGAAAGGTAAGGTCTTCCCCAGCGACTAGTGTAGGAACTGCAATGCTGGAATTGTCTTGCAGCGAGGCAGTGAACCTCTTCGTGGATAGATCGTAGTAGCCGGAGATGTCCATAGTCTGTAGTTTAACATCGAGGGTGGCTTAGTCAATCCCGCGCAGCACTAGCTCAGTTTTATTCAGCGGCTCTGAGGGAGGGGCAATGGAGTCGTAGGGGAAGGGAATCATCGTGAAAGGATACCGTGGGTTGACCGGAGGCGTCTTAGCTTCCTGCTCCTTACGCTCCTCCTCGTTAGGGTCTACCCCTTGGTTGTCTGCCACAGTGAGGCTCATACGGTCCAGAATTTACCTCTGATTGCGGTTCTTTGATAAGCCTCCTCTGCCTGTCTATTGACTTCGTTCATAATCTCCACCGCAGCTTGCACAACGACACCGCTCAATAATCCTGCGGCTGGATTTATCTGACGATAGGCCGGAATCTTGTCAATATCAATATCAACTGAGTGATCCAAGTTATAGAAGGTATGATACTGAACCACGGGTTGCCACTCCTCGGTGACTTCGGAAGCCTCTAGGTCACCAACTGGACCTAGCATCCAAATCGTGGCGATTGGGACAGTGTCGTAACCGGGGTCAACCCCCTCTAAAGCAACCTTGACGCTGACACTCTCAGACGCCTCAATCTCTAACGGAGACTCCCTAGTCAACTCAAGGTATGGCGGATCGTCCTTTGGGTTAGTCATTTTGACGGCAAGCTCCAGATAATTCTTATCGACAGCCTCAGTTGGAAGAGCGAACTGCACGCTTGCTCTGGGCTGCCGAAGCACCAACTCAACACAATAAGCTACGCGAGCATTCTCCCGATCCTGCTCAAGCTCCTCGGATACATCAACGGTAACCCCACTCTCGATATTGTCAGTGCTGGCGTTTACTTTGCTAGACACCACAATGTTATAACGCTCTTGAATTGATCGAGGGACTTCCTTAGCGACATCGCCCTCTGCCGTTGGAGCACCCGTAGCGACCGGACGCCACAGCTTCGTTGGGATAAAAATCTCAGGGCGATTCAAAATAGAAACGTCGATCTTCTTCGTCAAGTCAGTCTCGGAGTCCACCTTGATCCCAAGTTTCTCCCTAACGTCTTCTGGCACAAGATAGGGAGTGGTGGAAGCCATCACCTCATGTCCACGAACAAACCCCGGCGCTACCTGTATGACCCAACGCTCGATAGTGAAATCCCACCTAACACGAGTCTTCCATGCGTGAGGTAGACGACCTTCTTTGTAGCCGGATGCGATCCACCCTAGATAGGCGCGTAGAAACTCACTGACAGCATTCCAGTCCTTATGGTTAAGAAGGAATGGCTCATCACTAGTTTCGTTTAGCAGTGGTCTGAATCCACCGTAGTTGACGCTCATAGTGGAGGGAAGAAGTGCCTAGCTTGGTTGTTATCACCCTTGGTAACGAAATGCCCTAAGCTATGTCTTACAATCTGAAACCTGTTGGATACGCGCTCCTCTTCCCACTCTAAGCGAACCAAGGGATACCATGCCCAACCGTCACCATCAGCAAGCACTCCACCGCTTCCGAATCCCTTTGGAAGTTCTTCAATTCCCTGTAGTCGTAACTGTTCCCACGTATCCTTTTCATCTGGGTCGATCTCTGCGAGTGAACTAGTGCTGGCAGCTATGTTGACGCCTACTGCTACATATGAGTAGCCCTCGCTCTTTGGCTTCAACTGCAAGCCCAACACAACACCGTCCTTGTCCTTATCACCGACTCGATACTCTTGGGAAATCCACGGACGCCTACCTGCAACCAAACCCTCACGAACCAACACTCTATCTTCTTCGTCTAGTGATCCAATAGACCAAGGATGCGGAGCAGTTATTACCGGAGGTTTGCCAGTGATAAGGACTCCACCGGACGGAAGGTAACGAATGTGCGTATCCTTTCCAGCAATGGTGTAGGACTCCTCTGCCTTCTGGATCAGTTTCTTCCACTTTGTAAGAATGCGGTCACCCTTCTTCGCGTAGATTTCAGCCCACTCTTCCATAAGATTTGCACGGCGTGCAATTATAAATTCCACCCCGTCTTTGGAGCCAACGGAGTATCTGGGAGTCTAGGTGCGTTGAACTCCCGTTCCTTCTGCTCAGTCGGGGAAAACTTACCTTCCATTGTTTCATATACCGTTTCCGGCCAGCCGCCAATTGGGGACAGCAGATATTCTACCGTAACATTAAAAAGCTCAGAATCTGGACCACTACCCGATCTACGCGTAGCCTTTGGCGGCATAACCAACCAATCGTGTCCGTCGGGGGTATCGAAACCCCCCGGTGCTCTACTGACGATCCTACCGATCATTGAAAGGCTGGGCCTACTTCTTGAAACATAAGAATGTCGAACCACAGCCTTTAGCACCATCCAAGTAGTATGCCCATACATAGGGTTCTTACTGAAGCCCTTACTTCCCGGCTGAGTGTTCAGCTTTTTGGGAAGGCGAATATACTCTTGGAACTCTACCTTATCGTCAACAACTTGGCCGCGATACTTCTTTTTAATCTCCTGCCAGTTTGGGTGGGATTGAAGAGGTTCCTCGGAAAAGGATACATCTAGACTGTAGTCATCTACGTCAGTTGGATCTTCCTCCAGTTTGCCTTGATATTTTATGGTTAGTTCGTAGCCCAAACACCCCTCTAGCTGAGTCCAAGACCTACTGACCTCCGGTATGCCCCTATACTTAGTCTGCCCGTGAGTAGTCACATCCGCAAAGTCAGGAACTACATAGGTAAGTGAGAAGCTATATTCACGAGTGGCTGAATCGTAGCTTCCAGATTCGGAGCCACTGAGGAAAGGCGATGTTTGTCCTACGATTATAGAGTTCATTACGCAAAGGTTGCTACCCCTCCATTGTTTTTAAGTGATGCGACTGCCGCTGTGGTCTTCTTCTGTTCCTCCAGCATATCTTCCGCCGTATCCAACTGATCTTTCGCGATATTGGCAATGACTTCGTTGATGGTTCGGCCCATGATGAGGTTGGTAGCCATTCGGTTGGCTCCAGCCAAACCACCTCCTAGCCCGTTGTAACCAGAACCGGAACCTGCGGCCATATCCCTCCCACCCTTTTCACCGGGAGGCTTTTCTGGAACCTTCGGAAGATTTCGACCAACTATACCTTTAAGTTGTTCGAACAAGCTACCCTGACCGAATACGTCCTTAGCCGTGAAGCCATCCTTAAATACGGTCATCGCGTCAGCCACATTGGTGTTCCAAGCATCACCGAGTTCATAACCAGCGACAACGGATGCCTCAGTGGCTTTTCCTCGTAAGCTGGTAGCCGCGCCTAGGATTCCATTACCGAGGGCTTCACCATTAGTTTTTGTTTCGAGCGCGATGTCCCCCCAGCTTCTTCCGAGACGATCCAATCCAGATTGAAACATGTCACCACCAGCAGTAGACGCTGCGGGAGCCTGTGCCTTAACCTTGTCAGAAAAGGCGTTAGCAACCCAGCCAATGAGATCCTTAGCCTCTTGTATAATACCAGAAAAGACAGCCTTAACCGTTTGGATGAACCCACCGAGTTTATCGACGATGACATCGGTAAGGATTGAACCGATGACTTTAAAGAAATCTACCCACGCAGACAGTTTAACGAGTATGTAGTCAATCATCGACCTTCCGATAAGTGAGATCACTTGCCATATCGCCATGACATACGCCATACCCTGTCTGAACGCATTTACAGACGCTTCAATCTGGCTGTAGATAAAGCCACCGACCAACATCGCAGTTCCAAGGAGCGTATTAGCGAAGAAATTAGCCACGGTTAAAATCGGCAGGGTAAACCTCAACACAGCTAAAGCTAACCGACCAGTGAGTTCGGTCACCATAGAGAGCATTAGGTAGACGCTAGACAGGAATACTTGGTAGATGCCGCTCCAAAAAACTGGGCTAGCTAACATACTGAAGACCCCGACTGCGAATGCCGCTACTGATTGAAAGGCAAACACCAAGCTATTATAGAACAAGTTACCCGTCTTAGCAGCGATAAGTTTCATTACCGTCGCAAGCAGCGTAAAAAGCTCCCCGTTTTTGGCTGCGTTATTCATAATCTGAATAGTCAGCGCCAGATCTAGCACGAACTTGCGAAGAGCATTAACAATGGAAGTCAATCCTTTCAATAACGCAGAGCTGTCTCCAATAACCTTCTGGAGTTCTAGCCATGCGTTTTTCAGCCTTAGAGTGGCAGCTTCCAATCCACTGTCCATCGTGTCAGCCATTCGTTGCGCAGCTCCATCTGCGTTACCCAGCACACCATTGAACTTAACAAGCTCATCGTAAAGCACGGTGAATGCAGTGCCAGCCACACCTGCACGCTGCCCAAATATCGCAAACGCCGTGTTTGCATCCACGCCCTTATCCTTTAGGCGTTTCATAATCTGATCCAACTGGTTCAGTTTCCCCGGTCTAATTTCTTCAGTAGTAAGACCCAACTCCAGAAGTTTTTTATGCGCGGCTGATGAGGAGTCCGCTAGCTGAATAAGCGTTCCACGGATAGCAGTCCCAGCCATACTTGCCTTAACTCCAGCCCCCGCTAATGACCCCATAGCAGCAGCCACCGTCTCAAAAGACTGACCCATCCCCGCACCTGCCAACCCAACGTATTTAAAGGCATTCTGAATCTCGTTCAAGTCAGTCGTTGACTTAGCTGCGGTCATCGCCAACACATCAACAACTCGTGTAGTCTCAGATGCTGCCATGCCGAATGATGTCATCATATCAGCCACGCTTTGCGCGGTATACCCCAAGCCCATACCGCTCGCTTGAGCCAAGTTTAGGATACCATGCAACGACTCACCTGCATCACCCGCCCCATACCCAGCCTTCGCTAAGGCTTCTAACCCTTCCGCCGCTTCAATCATAGAAAACCTAGTCTGCTTACCCGCCCTCCGAGCGGTATACTCCAGATACTCCATATTTGCAGCAACGTCCCCACCGTCCTCTTGAACCACAGACTTTATGCGGAGCATAGCTGATTCAAACTTCGTGAGAACTGATACTGTCTGGCTTAAACCGCGAACGGCAAACGCAATGGCAGCAACACCCGCCGCGACACCTCCAGCTACCGCCGCGACACCTACTAAACCACCCATCATCCCACTGAGCGCGGGGCTTGTTCGACTGACAGGTCCACTGAGTGAGTTTATGCTTCGCGATAGGTTGTTGATCGCGCTCTGCGCCTGACCTGCATTCGCAAGAAAGTTAATCGAGACGGTATGCTGGGCCATGACGGATATTACACTTCATCAAGCAGGTTTTCAATCCTTTGATTTGGTCTTCGAACTTTATAGCCCTCACGAAGGTAGAACATATGCTCGTATGCGAAAACTAGACGGAGCGGCATCTTCTTGAAGATGTAGTCTGCGTTATGCCCCGTCACAAGATGAACTATGACGCAGAGCCGCGCCATCCAGTTCGGGGTCAAGACTCCCCCAGCATATCGACAGACAGTTCTTGCCTAGCTTTGGTTTCCTCAACAGGCTCAACCCTAGTTTCTTGAGAACTTTGAAGCAAGTCCATCACGAGTTGCTGGAACTGCGGCATCTCTGAAGGAGCAATCTGATCCGCCAGTTCGTAGGCTTGTAGCTCCAACTCATTCGGGTCGTCAGCCAGCTTGATCGCTTCACGCAAGGAGATAGACTGTAGCAAAACGACCTTGCACGAATCGAGGAGCAGGTTGTCGCAATCTTCGATTGCCTTTCCAGATACAATCTCGTTCTTCGTCTTTTGGAGTAGCGCGATACTCGCGAGCTTGATAGGGCGCAACTTCTTTCCAAAAATTGTCGGCATATGTCCTAGCATGTCGCTTTGGACGTTCGCCATGATTCGGTCCTCGTTACTCTCAATCAAGTTGAGTTCGCTCTCGATGTTATTGTCCATATTAGCCCTTTGGTTTTTGATCTTCGAACGGATCGCAACGCACCCACCCCTTTTTGAGGTAGTTTTCATGCCGTTTAGATCCCTCAATACACTGCACAGTTGATTGACCTGTAGGCGAGCGGAAAGCTACCCAAGGCTTCACCTTAGCCAGACGCTCGACAAAGATAGACCTGTTTCGAAGAGCGCACATCGCACCCGTGAATATGTCCACTGGGTTTTCAGCGATGTATTTATCGGACTGCGCGTATCCATTGACTAGGTCCATCGTCTTCTTCTTCTTATCCGAGGTATGCGGTAAGAAATTAAAAACCCACCGAATCTCACCGTTCTTTAGTCGAGCGGCGGTATACGGTGGGTCTTCACGAAGAGGAACGCCAACGGAAAAGAGAGCGACTGCCAAGTCCAAGTCTGTGACCCGAACAACCGACGTATGGTTGGAGATTGCCCCCCGGCTTTTAGCCTTCTGAAGCAATACATCCGCTTTGCTACCTCTCTCTTCCATCTGGAAATTCCCTTCGGCTCAAAGTCCTCCGAGACAGGTGTTTGCACTCGCGTGCAAACTGGTTCATGGTCACGAGCCAGCAGCAATGCCACTGTAGGAGGTGGCTTTGATCGAGGACTTGACGAACTCCTCGTTCGCCTTCTCAACAGAGACTTCGTCAACGTAGGTCTCCCCAGCAAGTGTGAGGTAGGTTCCAGCGAGAGAAAGGGATGACCCAACCGTGTTGGTAGCTGTTCCAAGCCCCTCAATCTGGACTTCAGAAGTCGCATTGTAGTAGGCAACAGTCACGATAGACCCGCAGCTATTACGAGCTTCCTTCTTGTCCATCTTGTTAGTGACAGACACAGATTGAGTGACAAGGCTCGCCTCATCATATTCAATCCCAAATTCAAGTTCTTGTCCGACAATAGTTCCGCAGGGCATGGCAGTAGTTGGGTTAGTTATCTCGAAAATACCATCCCATCGACAACGCGTCAACACTGATTATGCTAATGTTGTCTGACGTTCTCCACGGCAGTGATGTTGGGGGTAAAGAGTGATCTCCAGAAAGAAGTGAAAGGCGTTTTCGGTGTTTTCATTCTCCTCAACCACGACACGGGTAGGCTGAATCACTGTGCCGCCTAAGCTAGTGTCTACCGAATCCTCACCGTCTCGGGTAGTTTCAATAGCGTCGATGATTAGAGCTAACCAGTCTAGCGCACCCTTGGGGACAGAAGGCTCCGTAGGGTCTCTGCGAAATAGTCCCTTTTGTCTGGAGAACGCGCATCTGTATTTGACGACTTGCTGAGGAGCCACGGGGGAGTTCTTCTTCGCAACGTCAGCGGTTCTAGGAGCACCAGCAGAGATGCTCTCCGTTAGCTGAAACGTATCGAACTGCATGGAAGGGTAGCTGTCTTCACCCATCGACTGCTTTGTGCCTTCGGGATCGTATTTCAGACCAGCCAGCATACCTCCCGGCTGCGAATGGAAGGTCAGACGTTCGTTGATCTCCCATGCCGGGGCGCAAAACCTAAACACATCGTTTACCGTTGGATTCATATTAAATGCTCTTCCTGATTACTCGCGCAAGTCGTAGTTGCGCTAGGTTTCCGTAGGTTGTTTCTAGATCACGCAGGATATTGTGCGGCCTAATTCCACGAACCCGTTTCGCTAGGATGTAATCAACCCCCCACTTGTAGCTCTTTTTATTGCGGTATACGCCTTTAGGTCCAGCACTGTGCGCCTTCTTATTCAAGGGGATGAACATTCTCTTTGCTCTCTTTGCGCCATGTGACTTAGTTCCCTTCTCCAGATACCGCATGGCCCTGTAGTTATTTCGAAGAATCCATCCAACGGAACCACGACTAACCACTTGCCACCCCGCCTTCGTATTTCTAGTAAAGCGTTCTGGGGTTTTAAGGATTGCTTCTGCTTTAGCACCCTCCGCGATAGCCCGCAGTTCCGCCTTGATGAAAGGCGCACTCAAAACCATGTTGGTCTTCTTTAAAGCAGATTGAAGTGCTTTAGCATTGACCGTTATTGCTATTTGCCTAGCAGCCATCAGAGCATATGAGAGAAGTTCCTAAACTTGTTCAGAAGCCTGTAAACGTCGGCGGGAATAGTAAGCTCGATAAGCTCAATCCTGTTTCCCTCAAGATTGACCTGCTCCAAACGTCTCTCCATGCTGTAGGTGGCTGCGATGATTGCCGTAGCCTTTCTGAGGGTGGATGGAAGGTTTAGAGGAATGCGCGTATCACCAAGTTCTGGGTCTTCTCCCTCGGCAACGTCGTTCTCATAGCCGAAAGTCCCCTCAAGCACCATGTTTCTGACGAACGGGTATTCGCCAAAGATCGTCGGGCTTCGATAGGTAAAGGGGTTCTCCCGAAACATGACACGACTTTCCGCAGTAATCTTGCCGATCTGCTTACTGTCGTCGTTATCAAAGTAGTAGTCTTGAGGACTCCACAGATCGTCGTTAGTCTTTCCAACGACTCGGTCATCATACACCCACAGCTTAGTCAGTGTGATGATGGGCCAAGGGAGATAGACACTGTCCTCCATGACCCATGAGCGCCGAACAGTAAGTGGCGTTTCACCTGCTGAGTGGTCATGGTAACGAAAGTCTCTTCGGCAGTGCTCCTCGACCCAACGAGATGCGAGGTTGATACAGGTGTGATACCAGTCAGTGAGTTCCTGCCCCGAGTTCTTGGTTTCCCTTTGGACATCAAGCAGGGTGCAGTATGGTTTCTCCAGCGTCACACTCATATCAATTAAGCGGTATGCGGTCCTTTAGCGACCTTGGTTTGGAAGGATTTGTCTTGAGGAATGGAGCGACGAAAATCAGTCAACGCACGTTCCTGATCTTCTGTCGTCTTTAGACTGTTGAACCGCATAATGTGCTCCGCCTTCTCACTGGTAGTGAGGTGTCTGGAGGAGTTGATGAGACGGCAGAAGGTGGCTTTGGTGTTCATGTCAGGGCAGGTTGTAGCTTCGATCTCTTCCGAAAGGATGTAACGGTCTTCAGCATTTTAGAGGACTTCGGCTTCTCAGCTTCACTGGTTTCAGCACCCTGCTCAACCTCCAAGCTGACCAGTTCTGCTCCGCTCTTGTCGTAGCGTGGTGCAGGGAAGTCGCCTTGGATTCGTGGGACGCTTTGCTCATTATTCTCGTAGTAACGAAGAACGAGGTTCCCGGTTCCATCGTCTTCAAGGCGCGGCATCTGCAAGCGTTGAGTCTCAGTGTATCTGTGCCACTGCATGTTTTTGGACGCGGCGATAATCGCATCCACCACGAAGAGCTTTTCGCCGTCGTAGTTCGGCTCAGTGACCACGGCTCCAGCCAGACGCATAGCATCAATGATTCCGCGCAACTGGTTGCGGCTTGCTCTGGCAGTGAGACGATTGAACACGTTCGGGTTCTCCCAAGGGATAGTTCGCAGATCGAACACGGGCGTTCCGATGGGCAAGATGCCTTCCCCAAGTTTCATCGCCTCACTGGTGACATCACCGCTGAGTAGCTTGTAGGCGTTGTCTTGCTCGACACAGTCCCACTCACCTTCGGTAAGCACGAGTTCTTGCCCTTTCTTGACTTCTCCAAAACGACCGATGTTCTTGGGTTCTCCGACGTATTTCACTGTTCTCATATATTTGCTGATAGCGAGTAAAGCATAACAGGAACGCCGCCACCCCGCAACTACAGATTGCACGAGCGTGCAAACGCTGGTCGGATTCTCGCCCACGCTTTTCCTGACCGAATGTCTTCAGACGAAAACTGAGAGGAGGCTACCTGATCTAGCCAAGCCCTTCTCTGGTCTTCATCAAAGTAGGCTTGTTGATCTACTGTGCTTCGAACATCCCAGCACATGCTGCCGGGGTGTGCTGGCATAACGTCTATTCCAGCCATGAAGGCTTCTACCAGTGAGTTTGAGGAGAACGCTACGGCTAGATCCGCCCATTCAAAAACCTTCTCTTTATCCCAACCAGCGTCATCAAACTTGAAAACATCTGGGGCGACCATGTTAGTCCAAACTGCGTCCTGCGGATGTCCGCGAAACCCAACTGCACAACCTCGCCGCTCAAGGAAGCTGGCTAACCGTCTAAGGTATTCGCAATAAGCCCGTGGACGCCCGTCGTCGGATGCGTGAATTGGTATGAGGCTGGCGTCTTTCGCAACCTGACCCAGAATGACTACGTTCTTGTGTTCGATCCTTTTAGGTAATGGCTTCAGATCACCATACCACTCCTGCCCAGCACCTTGAATCACTGGCGCAACAGGTTTACCCATTCCGTTCAGCCCAGAAAACCCTACGAAGAAGTTGTTTAGTCTGTCACCGAGAAAACCACACTCCATTACAAGGTGGTGGACGGCGTGTAAGTGAGCTAGTTCGGGCATTCTTGGACCCCAAGTAATACATACGTCTCCATATTGATCCTTGTCGGACGACAGTGTCACGGGCTTGTCTCCGAAAGCCCTAATACCTTCTTTCCACAATGACATGCCCCTTACCCTCAGTTCAGTCGATCTAGGGTAGTGTTGATTGCAGAGAATGACCTCAATAGGTCGAGTAGTGTTTGCCATGAAAGAAGTATAAGGGTTGTATAGCGGCACACAACTGCAAAAGAAGAAACCACCACCCCTTTCGGAGCGGTGGTTCTGCTATCCGCATCAGCAAGGTCGGCAAACGCCTACTGACGAGAAATGTAAGCTACAAGCCTCACGCAGCCGTGTTGTTGTAGCCGAGGCACACAAGCGGAAGCGAGGTGCTGGGCGTTTCCATCGGCGTGAACGCACGGCGGAAGCTGGCGATGACGTAGTTGACCTGCTGCATCTTGTCAACGTCCACCTCAAGGGTGAATCCGCGACGAACGCCAACCATCCACGAGGGGCGGTGAACGAGCAGAAGCGAACCCTTGGTCGTGGTGGAGCCGTCATAGACACCGGAGGCGTTGAGGTCTTCGCGAAGTTGCGCGGAAACCACGATGCGGATGCCGAAGATCGAGGCGGCTTCACCAGTGAGAATGCGAGCGGCAGCAGCCGAACCCACTTTTTCGAAGGTGAGGGTTTCGTCAAGACCAACGAGATCGTTGTAGGCTTGGGGACCAGCGATGAGGATGAGGTCGCGGGGACGCACACCGTATTTCTGCATCAGCTTCCGCATCGCCTTGATGTTGGAGGCGTTGATGTTGCCCGTGCTGAGATCCTTTTTGATGGACCCAGCAAGCGCATACTTGCGGAAACCCTTGAAGAGTTTCGCGTGGTGGTTGGTCACGGCGTGGTAATCCGAGTGCTGGTGAGTAGCAGTCGTATCACCCTCGATGAGGGCGCTTTCGAAGGCTTCAGCAGCACCAGCGGACAGACCGTCAGTGAGCATCGGAAGAACGGCAACGATGGAGTCCTCGTCGGCTTCGTAGCTATAATCGGACATACCGATCAGCTTCTTGGCGTCAAGGGTGATGTTCGCCGTGCCGGGATTGCTCGCGCCGGGGTTGCTACCGGGATTCTCAGCACCAACCTTGAAGACAGGGCGGGTGGTGGTCATCGGGAACTTGAACGGATCGGTCGGCATCTGAATTTCCGAAGCCATCATTTCCATAGCGAGGTCGGAATTGAGATACATGCGCTCTTGGAGAAGCGAGGAGAGGTCCGTGAAGACCAACTCCGCACCTTCGCCCGAGCCACCCGTGGTGAGCGTCTTGCCCCCCAGCACGACGGAATCGCGGAGGCTCTTGAGGCGAGCGGAACCACGAGTCTGAGCGTTGCTGAGTTGTTCGGCGGTGATGCCATCGTTGATGCCAGTGGGGATCGAACCACCGGATTTGATGGTCGAAGCCTTGGCGTCCGCGCTGACGTTCATCAAGCAGATGTTGAGCAACTGCTTCTCAGCAACCGAGAGGTTACCGGAGCGATGCTCGACAGGGCGAGCACCCTTTCCGCTTTCGGGGAACTGGTTGGCACGGGGAGCCTTGACGGAGGCGGCGAACTTGTCGAGAAGCTTCTCAAACTGCTTCTCGGTGATCGAACCTTCGGTGCGCTGGGCGGAGATGGTGTCGCGGATCGTTTTGACGAGGGCTTCCTTGTCGATTCCGTTGCCACCAAGGTGCTTGGTGATGACAGCTTCGATCTCATCGACCGTGACGGTCTTCTGAGCCTTGATCGCGCCAGTGATTTCTTCCACGAGCTTGTTGGAATCAATGCCGCTTTCGGAGGTGGCGTCCTTGACAGCCTTCACGACGATGTCGCTAAGTTCTTCGGGAGTGAGCGCACCGTCGTTGGCGGTTTCTTCGGGATCGGGGGCGTAAGCCTTGACGATCTCATCGACGTTCTCGTTTGCGTTGTTCGCCTTCGTTTCGAGGGCGACCATTTCGGACTTTTCGGTGTCCGTGATTTTGTCGGCACTGATCGACTTCAGATGTGCCAACCGGAGTTTTTCCTTGAGGGTCAGTTTCATGGTATTGTCTTTGGTATTGGTTGGGCTTTCTGCTGATCGACCGAGCCGATATGCGGCACGACACTTTAGGAGAAAAGATGTTTCAAAAAGTATGTGGAAAACTAGAGATCGTCAAGTGTTTCTAATCACTTCTACTTGAGAAGCATTCCGTGAAGATTTCCTGCCAAGGAGCGACCTTGCCAGATGGGAATATTCAAGTGCAGGAACTCACCTGACTCGTCAACGATCTGGACGGCATAGCCATGTGACCAGTCGGACGGGTTGGAGTGCATATAGAGTTTCTGCCGCTGACATAGACAGCCGGGATTCCACCCCTTCACTAATCCCACGTTAGGTAGGACTCGCGTGGCCGAATCCTCTCGATGGGTATGCCCAAACACCACATTACCAGCAGTTCTAGAAACGGAATCGGCTGCGGCATTCTTGGATTTACCCAACTCGTGAACAAAGTAGATGTTGCCCATCTTCACCCAGCCGGGAGGGAAACCGGGGATATGCACCTCTGATCTCCTATAGAAGGAGATTCCGCGCCTAGACAGATTCAGAAGCGCATCTGGCGAGAGGATGGTTCTAAGGAACTCACCGTCTCTAGTATTTGAACGCACTTGGTCAACGATCCACCGCTCGACCCTGTCCTCATGGTTGCCCTCCAAATAATGGATCTGAGCGTCAGGGGCGATTGCTTGGATCTGGTCAAGAAACCAGTTACCCGCCGCAATATCGTCTTGGAAACTATACTCAGTCTCGGCAACGTATCCAAGAACATGGTGCTGGGCAGCAAACCCGCCGCAATCTACCATATCTCCAAGAAGAACGATTTCCTGCGGCTTCCACCTAGAGAGATCGTCAAGGAACGCCTCAACTGCTGCTCTATCCATTCGCGATCCGTGCAAGTCTCCGCAGATCACGCGAATAGTTCCGTTATCACCACTTTTCTTACTAGCCTTCGTTGGCTTTACCGGATCGGGGGTCTTGGCTTCAACAAGATCGGAGTATTGCATGAGCAACTCATCACGATCTTTTCGAAGGGCGGAGAGTTCCTTCTTGGCTTTCGCCAACTCGGCTCGGGCGCGAAGCACCTCTGCCATTGACTCGTCAGAAGAAACACGGCGTGCGGAGAGATCGACTTCTTTCATATGTGGAACTGTTTAGCAGTTTCGGGGTTCATCACCATAGGCTTCCAATCGTCGGCTTCTACCTCAACGAATTTAAGACAGCCCAAATCTCTGGCGTGCTTGCGAATCGTTTCCTCGCTCATCCCCCAAGCCTTCGCCAAATCGGAGGTTGCGTAGGCTTTTCCGTTTGCCAGCTTACGAAGATACTTCGCGGCAGACTCCGCTGGTCGTCTGGAAAGAACTGAGCGATTACTGAGTGAGATTCCAGCGATCTTGAAGGAGGGTGACTCAGCCGCTTCCTCTACACTATCTTTGCGACTAGCCGTTTTTGAAGTGGACGGAGCACCCTTGCCCATCGCGACCCTAACGCGTTCGACATCGACAGTTGAAACTCCCTTGAAGTTCTTAGCGATCTCCCAGTTTTTCCTGTCGGGATTTCGTCGGATACTATCTGCGATTCGGTCGTCTAAGGTCATGGCTTTTTAGGTATCAGGGGTGTCTAGTCGTTCCACTAAGCGTTCAGCGTATGACTGAGCACGCATAGCTGTCTCTTTAGAAGAACCACCTCCCCAGAGGAGCATGGCGACTAGACCGGGAGTGATTTCTTCCCCGTCAACTGCGTCAAGGTCTCCGATGTGCCTCGCGATCCAAGGGCCGATTCTGCGCCACTTGTCTTCGCTCAGTGCGTCACCGTTAGCCATTCTAGTTGCGTCAGCAACTGTGGCTGGTTTCAAACCTTCACCGGAGTAGCCCTCTTCATGCAGGGTGAGACCACGCCGAGCCGATGCTGCCATAAAGGATGGCGCGACCAGCGAGGGCGGAGCTTTTTCTCCAAGCAAACTCTTTTCACAGCGACGAAGCTCGCCACCGTTCAGCGACTTGTAGCGTTGGAACGCCTTCGCCGCGACATCCTCGGTGATGGAACGAACATTGAAACTTGCGTCGGGATTTGCTGGAATCACTACCAGCGAAGTTTCGTGCAATTCGATCTCCTCGATGCCCTTGTAGTCATCCATGTAGTAGAAGAACCCACCGATACTGAGGGTCTTCAAGGCTTTCTCCATGATTTGAAAGCGGACATGGACTGCGTCAGGATGGGGGGAGTTGGTGACTACACCGCGCAAAGCCAGACCCCGACTGTTGACCGAAACCTTGTCATACTTGCCCATCAGATTTTTTACGGAACGCGTATGGTCCGTAAGCATGACAGGGTTCTCCATAAACTGACGAAGCGTGCGGTCGAAGGCTCCCTGCATGATATAGTCGCCGTCTCGATCAGCCGGGGTCACGTTCTTAAACGTGGAGCCGTAGCCCTCAAAGGTGACATCCTGATAGTCCACGATGAGTCCATCGTTCTTGATCTCCATCGCAGCCTTAGTGGTTTCAAGCGGATCACGCGTTTCGAACGCCTTCACGTTTCTATCGGCTCGATAATGAACGTCGATTAGGTCCAGTTGATCCACGGGGACGATGAACGCCGCATCCTTAGCGACATAGAGAATGCCGTCAGGGTTGGGGATAGCGGGAGAGACCGTGGCGATCCCTCCATTCAATTCACGGACTAGGCCAATAACGTCCACGGCGTCTTCACCAGAGCCGACACGGTAGCGAACCGTCTTTCCGATAATCGACGGAATGACCACCGAAGCTTGGGATTTTGTCGTCTGAGTAATCCCGGCACGCTTGATCTTGATGAACTTCGCCATATGACAATTCTACCACTAGCGAAAACTACCGCAACTGATATTGCACGAGCGTGCAAACCTCAGCTTCCAGCCGTCAACTGAAGACTCGGAGACAGCCCGTTACTGTCAGTAATCCCGCTTACAGCAAAAAAGCCAGTGTGGTTCGGATGGAACTCTAAGCTATCCACGTCACTAGCCGGGACGTTTTGGATATTACACGTCGGCAAGCCACGATAAAAGTGCGGTCCTTTCCACTCCACGAACATGCAACCGACCACACTTATATGGGAGACTACTGGGCTGCGCCTTGCAGCTACCGCAACGCCTACGTTGGTAGCCCTGACAGCTTCCGTTCTAGCGATAACCCCGCTTCGACCTTTGGCAATCTGTGTAGCCTTCTGGCGAACAAGCTTGAGCGTATCTTGAAAGCTCTTTCCAGCCTTGATCGCACTCTCTACCGCAGTCCTGACTGCACTCTTAGTTGTTTCCCAGATTCCTGCTAGAAGCGGCGTGTGGGAGGCAGAGCGTGAGGCGACTTCCGATATAATGGAGGGTCGCACCTCCGTTTGCAGGATTTCAGCAGCCGCCCTAAAGGCACGCGCACTCACCTCGTTGTGCATTGACTGTAGATGCAGGATATTCTCAAGCCTCGGACCACGCTCGCTAGACTCTAGCCCGTTCTCCCACAAAGCACGCATTACCTCTGGGGGTAGGTGATGCCCTTCCGGTGCTTTACTCACGGCTCGTTGCCCGTAGACGGCTCGATAGGTTCGTTCAACGGACTCGCAGACCGAAAGAACATAGCCCTCTAGAGTCTGCTCGACCGGAGACGCCACCAGTCGAACCGCTTCCGCACGATAAAGAACTTGGAGTAGACGAAGTGACTCATTCGCCTCTTGGACCCTCAAAGACTTCCCGCGTTGCTGATAGTGACGGACTATCGCATAAGCGACGGCGTCTGGTTCCGCCCCGGCGCTGACATATGTAGAAGACGCGATGTTTCCCGGTGTCTTCATGGTCAACGCCTACGCTTTTTCGGTTTGGCTGGATAGGACTTAGCGACCTGTGACTGCGTTCCTCGGACGGTCAGGCTCCTCTGATTTACGTCGTCCGATGGGCTTTCACTCTGGATTTCCCCGGTGATGTCCTCAACGTCTCCACCAACCGTTTCTCCGTAGGCGCGAAGCATGTCCTCATTGGAGAGATTAGCCAAACCTGCAAGCTCGATTGGGATGGTGTTGACCATAACCATGATCTGATCCATGTGCGGATTCTCGACTCGACGGAATCCAATCAACTCGCGAAACTCATTGCGTGTAATAACCCCTTCGCGGAGAAGCGGAAGGTGCGCCTTGGTGATCTGCTCGGTATCAATGACTCCGTAGAGTTCGTAGACCAACTTGAAGGAGGGATTGACCTTCTGAATAAACCCGTCCGCGTTGATCTTACCAACGATGATGTCGATGAGGGGGACGATCTTGTAGCGACGGAAATTGATCTCATCCTGCTTGGCAGTTGCGTAGTTCGCCGCACCTTGCACGCCAGCGATAGAAAGCGGCACGCCGTGATTGAGGAAAATCTGCTCAACGGTCCACTTGGACTCCTCCAAGGACTGCATTTCAGACATCGTGAGACCTAGCTTGTGATAGGACCACTTGCCGTTGAGGAACGCGACTTTTCCTGAGTTCTTTTTGCCAGCATATTCGGCATGGAACTTTCTGCGGAGTTTTTCCCACTCCACTTCGTCAGAAACCGATCCATCGTCCAAGGTCATAACCCCAGAAGGCTGCGCCCCGTTCTCCTTGAACTTTAAGCGGATTTCCGTTTGAGCCATTGCATCGCGATAGAGGTCTTCGCCAGACTCCATACTACCAAGACCAGCGATCAGGTCAGAGGGATTGGTGTATCGGAAATGGATGATCTGCTCCGGTTCAAATTTAAGCTCTTTACCGTTTACCGTGTAGACGAATGCCGAAATCTTTTCATCCAGCGAAGGAATCCACTTCACGTTTTGAGGGAGCAAGGGGAAAAGGGCGGATGGTCTACCGACAAGGTCGCTCTCGTCCTTCAGCCAATAGGCATTACCAGTGAACTCCAAATGAGCCACCGTCATGTCGATTAGCTCTTCCCAAGTATCGTAGGGGTTCGGCTTGGTAAGAAACCTGCCCTTGGCGAACGCAACGGTATCAGGATCGCGAGGAGTAGGCTCGACCTTGAGCGAATCATCAGCCGCCGTTGCATCCACTACTTTGAAGTTGGCGGAGATGGCTGTGGCGGAAATGAGTCGAACGGCACGCATTGCCGCCCAGACTTTCTTCGACCCAGCGTTTACATAGCTGGAGTAGTCCGTGAACTTGTGGATAGGAACACCGATGCGGTATTCGATAAACTCGCGACTCTTCTCGTCAGGGAGGCGAGAAAGCATAGCCGCTTCTGCCGGGGAGAGTGAGTTGACTTTCGATTTCTTCGAAAATCCAAGAAGGCTAAGAAGGCTTGGCATGACTGTGGAGCGGTTTGCTTTGTGCAGCTTACTCCTCAGCACTACTTGTGTCAATCACCTCAAGCTCTTGATCTATGGTGGACGGCTTCTGCCTTTTTCTCTTCGCACGAACGTGCAAAACACCGTCATCTTGAACTTCTTCGATTACTTCGTCTTGCTGGGGCTGCGGGGCTTCGTCTTGATCGGAAAGCTGATTACCTCCGATTAGCCCCGAAAACCTTACGTCATTCTGCATACAACGCTTGCAGTAGCCCTCAACGAGGCGAACGGCGAATGGATCGAGCGACCAGACCTTTAGCTTTTGAAACAGGGCGTAGTCCTCTGCATATACAACTTTGACTAGCGGCGAGTCCCCTCGCCCACGGAGTGCCTTGAACTGCGGGTTAGACCTGAGATTGTTCTTTCGGAGACAGCATTTTCCAACGACCCGATTGAAGTATTCTGCGATGTCTCGCGTTGCTAAAACCAAGTCGAACTTCGCCGTGAGCCACCTGCTCTGAGGAAGAAAGAACTCTGGGGCGAGTTCGATGGACTCTCTGAGAAACTGAAGAACTGCTTCGGCCTTATCCACAGCCTTGCTATCAAGGTTCTCCTCAAGAACGGCGTTGAACTCGGGCGTGAATGAATTGGAACCTGCTTGAAGAAACGCTAGTGTAAGCGCACTTTCAAAGCGTTCTCTAGGGTCACGGACTAGAACGACCTTTTTTGCAGCGACCCATGCTTCTCGCGAGATAGCGGAGCGTGCGCTAGTGGGTCTGGCATACTTTGCCATTCCAAGAGTTTCCGAAAGGCCCATAGCCGAAGCGAAGGACTCGTTTCCGGTCAGCGGGTTTTCGATCAGAATAATGGACTGGTCCTTATTAGTTCTCATGGGCAAATTATAGCTGACCTAGGTGATCCCAGCAATCAATAACTCGGCAACGCCCTGTCCCGTATCATTCCATAGAGGACTTGCCATGCGAGTCTGTCCACTGCTGGAACTTGAGCGTTTCCAATGGCTTTAAGTCTGTCCACCCTAGCGGGAACCCGATCAGCCACTCTCCCCACATCGGGTTCACTGGACCACCAGCGATTACATTCAACGGATATGTGTTTCTGCGAAACTGTGCTGGACCTGCGTTGTTCTCGGAGTCTTGAACTGTCGGGGTAGGCAACAAGTCCCCAATCTTCCGCGACAACGCGATAACCTTCGTTGAAATGTGACCTTGGGCAAGAACATCCCGAATAATCTCCTCCGCAACCCGCGCAGACTGTCTTTCCACAGCATTCGCACTGCTCGCAGTCACTCTCAAGGACCAGCGGCGTCCATTCCCGGAACGCGAGAACGAATGTCCGCTTTCGTAGATGGGGCGCACCCAAGTCGGACGCATAGAAGTCACCACTTCTGCAACTGTATCCTGCTTTGGCGAGGGATTTCCACAAGACATCGAGTCCCTTTGATCTGAGGTTTTGGACGTTCTCGATGAAGACGAACCTAGGCTGCGCCTCCTTGACGATCCGGCACATTTCGAACCACAAGCCACTCCTCTTACCCTCGATGCCCTTTCCATTCCACGCGACTGACAAGTCTTGGCACGGAAACCCGCCCGATATAACGTCAACAATTCCTCTATACGCCGTCGCTTCAAATGTTCGAACGTCATCCCAAATTGGGAAAGGCTCCAGAAATCCTTCATTTTGCCTAGCGACAAGAACCCCTGCGGCATAGGGGTTGAGTTCAACAGCACAGACGGTTTTCCATCCGAGGAGTTTTCCTGCGAGCAATCCTCCACCCGCTCCAGCGAACAACGCGAGTTCTCTAAGCGGTCCACCAAAGCTTTGCTCAGTATCCATCCCATATCAGTAGTTCATGGGTTTGATGCCGATACCGAACTTCGAACCCTGAGTGTGGAGCGTGATGTCGTTCTCTGTCTTTATCTCGTTCCAGAACCTTGGAACCTCGACGTAATGCCCAGCGCACCCCAAACCGGGAGTTGCGCAGGTATCGTGGAACGCCACGGCTCCGCCAGAGCGAACGCACTGACTGAACCAAATGTAGTCATTCTGGACTCCCGTGTAGGTGTGATCTCCGTCGATGAAAAGGAAGTCCACGTTTCCACGCTCGCGCTGAGCCAAAGCGTGCGCCTCTCGGCTATGGGAGTCGATCAAGTGAAGGTCAACCGTGATGCCTCTGCCCTGCAAATTCTTGACACAGTCACGAAGGGCTTGCTCGGAGTTGTTTCTACCCCACAGAGACCCCGGCAGGTCCACGATTACGACTCTCTCCAAGAAGGGCATGGACGCTTCCGCCAATCGAAGGATGGAGCGACCATGCCGTGAACCGATCTCCATGATCGTCTTCGGGCGAAGTTCCCTGACGTATTGGCAAAGCGACTCAAACTCGTCTGGGTCTTGGGGCGGATACTTGAAGTAGGAGTGCGCTATTTCCATCATACGCACACGTTAGCTTTTAAGGGTTACGAAGCAAGGCGTATATTCGCCAACCCACGCGCCCACCTGATTGAACTCCCAGAACTCCTGAGCTTCTTCTTCGCTCTCAATCCCGTCATCCATCAGCTTTTGTATGACCTTGCTTTTGTCATAGCAGATGATCGGAGACCGTCCGTATTGCTCCACGATACCGATGATACAATCATCATACCCGTCCATTCTAACCAGTTCATCATCAGTGAATTGGCTCAACAAGTCGTCAATCTCGCAGGTCATATTGTTATCGTTATTTGTGTTTTGTTAGGCTAAAAGTAACTTACCGCGCTTCTCCAGCATTTCCCAAGCAACGCTCATTGCATCCATCTGGTCATCGTGCTTACCGTCAGGGAACGTATCAAGTTCATCAATGAACTCCTTGGTCCACTCGGCTTGAACCACGACGACTTGTCCAGCCTCAACTTTGTTGAGCCATGACTGTGCGCGGAGTAGCTTTGAGCCTCCGCCTTCTGAGCGTTTGGGAGGGTTTTTCAACTCGACCTTCACTCTTCCCATAAGAGCGTCACGAACGTCTTCAACGACACCCTTGAAGCCACCGACACCTTCCATACCCATGCGAAGCACGCGAATGGCTGGCTCGTCTCCGTCGTCACCTTCAATGACTCCCGCTTGCGGGTAGCCCTTCAAATCGACCTCGGCTTGAAGCGTGATGAGCGAACGCATCTTAGCCCAAGCCAACCTACGCCGTATGATGTTGAGGACGTATATCGTCTTGGACTTTCTATCGTATCCAAGAAGCGCACCAGCCGTGTAGTCAGCCGTCTGCGCCTCACTGAGAGCCGTATCCCAGCCGCGAACGATTTCGTCTATGTTATCCCAAGGAACGTCCGACATCCTTATATACTTGATGTTGGACAGGTCTGTCAGCCCACTACTAGCCGCCCGTGGCATCCCTCTATACTGACTGTCCCACTCGTAGGCCGGAATGGTTGCTTTGATGCCTTGCAAGAACGAGAGCGGACGTTCTTCTGGAAAGAGAGCCTCGTGTGGACCACGCCCAAGCACATCCGTCTCACCTTCCTCCAGAAAAGCTGGAATGTTGATGAAGTTGAACTGCTTGTCCTCTCTACCCTCCGCGACAAGCTGATTGATGTGCTCCTCACTGGTCAAGTGTCCAATCAGGTCGTCGGGATGCCAGCGTGTTCCGATCAAGAACTGCTTCGCCTTTGGGTGTAGACGCGTGAAGCAGTCACCGAAATACCACTGAACCACCTTCTCGCGAAGAACCGGAGACTCAGCCTCGGCACGCCCTGCGTGAACGTCATCCATTATCAGCAAATCGACACGACGACCAGTCAGCTTGGAACCGGAGGACTTCGCCACCACGCCTCCGCCTTTTGTCGTCACCCACTCATCAGACTTGTTACTTCCGCGAACTGGGTGGACACCGGGAAAGACCAACTGATAGAGCGGAGACTCCATTCTCGCCCTGATCGACTTTGAGAACTTCGTCACGAGCGTGTGCGAGAACCCCGTTATCGCGACATTGTATGTGGGATAGCAGCCCAGCACCCAAGAAGGAGCCTCCACTGAGAGCAACGAGCTTTTGCCATGCTGCGGAGGAAGACTCACTGCCGTATTTGACGTAAGCTCGTCGTTCATAATTTGCTGAACGAGCGTGATCAAATACCTGTGGACATCGCCAAGCACAAACGGCGAAAACCCCTGCGGATTGAACAAGTGGTAGTAGGCGAGGAAATTCGTGCGCGAAAGCTCTATGAGCGTTGAGAGCAGCAGAGCATACTCCTCATCAGAAACCCCGTGAGGAACGTCCACCATACCCGTGCGTATGGCGTGCTCGGCGCACTCTTGCGGCGTAGCCGACTCAAGTGGGTGGGGGGCTTTCTTGCGCGACAACTTTGTCGGCAACACAACTTTGGGCTTTCTGGGCATATCAGCTTTCCTCCTCTTCACCGTCCTCAGCCTCCCGTGCCTCCTGCTCTTCCTCGTCCCTATCGTCGTCCACCGTTGCCTCGACGTAGCGAACTACCTCAGCCTCTTGAACAGCTTTCGAAGACGTTTCCAAAAGCCGGGGATTTTGTTTCAGCAAATCAGAAAGAGCGAGCCGCAGAGAATCTGCTGGAACATCCGACTTGAAATTTATCTGGACGTTGTTCTGAACATTGCCGCCATATCCAACGGGGTTTCCTTCTCCATCCAAAGCCATCACCGTAGGCTTTCCATACCCCCTATCTCGCCCCTTCCTCTCAAGAAACCACCGCATCGAACGCAAGTCCTTCTCTTCCACCGTCGTCTTAATGAACAACGACTCCATTCTGTCCACCACTCCCTCGGCTATGTCATTGGTCGCCTCAGCATATGTAGCGTCAGACGCCAACCACCTGTAGTGCGTCATGCGGCTTATGCCCACCTTGTCGCACGCATAGACCACGTTTCCATGAGAACGGGAAAGGTGAAAGAGCATCAACTCCTTGCGCTCCGTGACCTTCGTCTGAAGATTTTCACCCACCGTGCTACTCCCACTCCGCTTAACCTTGGCAGCAGGGCGCTTCGCTTTCGAAACGCTCTTCTCGCCCCGCAACTTCTTGCGCGAGCGGACTTTTACTACAGGTAGGTCAGGCATAGCAAAGAAACATGGCTCAAATAAGGGCGAACGTCAATTCCATGTATGCCCACATCGCGGACACTCATTACACTCGTCCTCCTCGACTGCCTCAAAAGAAACCTGCCTCTTCGTCGTTGCAGCAACCTTCTTCTGCGGAAACCAATCGAAATCAACCATTGCCATTCCGTCGTCCTCCAGCATTTCGAACTCCTCTTCCAGCAAGTCCAAATCCCAGTGGGCAAACTCCGAAGCCTTGTTGACCATCAAACGGAGAAGGCGAACCTCCTTCTCACTCATCTCATCGCACCGAATCACCGGAACCTCCTCCATTCCCATCTCTTTCGCAGCCTTGGCGCGGAGGTGACCGTCAATAATGTCATGCCCCTTCACCAGAATAGGAACGCGAAATCCCACTGCTTCGATCACCGCAACCATATCCGCCACAGCATGATCGTTTTTGCGTGGATTGTTCGCGTAAGGAACAAGCGAATCAGTCGGAGCATACTCCACGCTCATATTCGGCTTCTTTTTAGAACTGCGGCTTCTCACTTTCATAAAGTAGCCTAGCAGATTGCACGTTCGTGCAAAACCGTTTTTTTCCAATTTTACAAAAATCCACCACCTGTTCGTCCCCCGCTACCCTCGCCAGATTTTCGACCTAC